GTTACCAACACGCTACGCAACAGGCGACAACGACACCAACAACGTAGTAGACAATCCTAACGTAGGTGGATTGATCGTTGGTAGACCTTGGGCCTAATAGATGCCAGTCCTATTACCAAACAGCACCAACTATCAGCATCCTTGGGAACCTAACCTAAGCGATCTACATCATGTCATGGAGTATAATGCTCTAGGGCAACCTGTACTTCGTACCACTCTCAAAGTAGGACAGTCGGATGCGTTTGGTCGCATACGTATGAGTAGTCCTTTTACTCTAGGTGACTACAAACATTTATACGGATTAGATCCTAACTTTATAGACTACACAGTTAACGGTGGCACAGTAGCCTTTCAATCAAACAAAGCCTGTGCTAGACTGACAACTAGCAACAATTCTAGCAGTCGTGTTGTTCACCAAACTAAATTCTATCATCACTACATGCCAGGTAAGAGCCAACAGATACTTACAAGTTTCTGCTACTATGCGGCCACAGCCAATGTTACAAAGCGCACAGGTTACTTTGATGATAACAACGGTATATTTTTTGAACAAGCAGGTGACGGCACACTCAGTTGGGTTATAAGAACATATACATCGGGTGCTCCTGTAGAAAATCGTGTCACACAGGCAAACTGGAACATCGATCCCTGTAATGGACAAGGCGGCAGTTTGTTTAATCTAGACATTACTAAGACACAGTTGAGCTTTATAGAGTTCCAATGGTTGGGCGTAGGTGCTGTTACTGTAGGATTTGTACACAATGGTGCTTTCATTCCTTGTCATATGTTCTACCACTCAAACAACCTGACCACAGTTTATATGAGCACACCAAACTTGCCTGTACGCTGTGAGATCGTAAACACAGGAACAACAACAGGTGCTTACTTTGATCAGATCTGTTCTACCGTAGTATCAGAAGGTGGTTATGTAGAAGCAGGACAGGACTGGTCAGTGATCAGTCCTAGCCTAAGAACCATAGCCTCTGGAGCAACATTGACCATAATGGCCATAAGATTAAAGACAGCATTTAGAACCTATGCTAACCGTATGATAGTTCGTTCTGGCAACTTAAATGTATTCAGCGACGGCGACAGTATTAAATGGCGTTTGATCAAACTGCCCAATCAGGCCGCACTAACTGGATCCACTTGGGTAGACGTTGATGATGACAGTGGCGTTCAATATAACGCTACCTGTACAGCATTCACAGGCGGCGATGAAATGGACAACGGATTTGTTGGCGCCAGCACACAGGGCAGTCAAAAAGCAGGCGGCGCTCCAGCAAGTAACTTGCCCAGTGAAGCCAAAAAGAATTACATCGTACAAAACTATGACAGCACAGACAGTGAGATCTATGTTGTAGTAGCAACTAACATAGGCTCACAGAGTACTAACGTGGGTGTAGGTTGGCAGTGGCGGGAAATATATTAGAAATTATCTAAGAAGTTAGCAAGGAAGGTTCTATTGTTAAATGATACAGTTAACTCCTAATAAACTAGACCCTAATGGGTACTGGGACAAACCGATAGGCAAGATGTTGTATATTCCTATAGCAGAAGACCTAGCACTGTTTGATCAGAACGGCTATGACCTAACTGTACTAGAACAACATTTTGCCAGCACAAACGATGCTATCACACAACAGCATCGAAAGCATAGAACAGCACTCAAACAAGAATGGTTTACACAAGAACCAAAGGTAGAAGGTGCTGTACTAAATCACAGCCTGTTGTTCGAACGCAAAGCCTACGCCGGAGCTGCCCTAGAGCAGCTTAAATTTTGGGCTAAAACTCTACCATTGATATACAAAATTATAGCCATGCGTCCTAAGTGGGGACTAGATTTTAGCATGGATTACGTCGATCGTGAAGGCAATGCTTTTGAAATCATACATTGGGAGTATGACGGGTTTAGCTACGAAGAAATATGCGCAGTTAAAGATGCTATAGAACCTATAATTAAAGCTATTGATTTTGAGCAAGCAGGGCGTGATCTGCTTAAATACAAAGACAAATGGCATCATCTGGATTTCTTCGCACAGAGCGATTGGAAATGTGAATTCTTTGGTATTCCCAAGGAACGATTTAAAATGGTGATCTGGGAATAAAAATGAAAAAAATCTTAACAACAATTTTGTTAACACTGGTAGGTTTTACCAGTTCTTATGCTTGGGACCAGAGACCACCATTACCTGTACAGAGCTGCCAAGTACACAGCCCATACGGATGGGCACAAACACAGCGACAAGCACAACCTATATGTAGGGAAGCATATCTTGTAGCATACGATCCTCCTGCTAAGATCCCTATGTATGTCGCCTACACACTACTTCCACAAAATGCCTTAGGATGCTTTCCACGTACGAACGCATTCGTCGCAGATCAGTCAATACAGGGCGGACCACGTCCAGATGACTACGCAGGCACAGGCTACGACAAAGGACATGCTGCTCCCGATGGTGACCTAAGTTGGTCACAGATCGTGGAGTATGAGAGTTTTCTCATGACCAACATGTATCCACAGCATGGCAGCTTAAATCGAGGAATATGGAAACTGTTAGAAACTTCGATACGAGGCTGGACGGTACAGCAGAACCGCGCTTTTACCATATACGTTGGAGCATTATATGGACCTTCAAATGAAAAGATAGGGTCTGGAGTGATAGTGCCAACTGGTTTTTACAAGATCGTTATTGATCAACAGACAGGTGCTACAGCCGGTTGGCTGTTTCCGCACACAAAACCTTATCAGAATCTAGGCAACGATCTAACTAAATTCCGCTCACCAATAGCACAGATCGAACAACTTTCAGGTATTGATTTTCAATTCCCGGCTAATGCTCGTGAATTACAACCTGGTCAAGAATGGCCTGTAGACTATGGTGCGTTGACTAACGCCAAACGTGCCAAGTGTGGGAAGAACGCAGAATGAAAACATTTAGAGATTACTTAAACGAAGAAGATCGCAAAAAGAAAAAAGACGATGAGCCAGAATCACGTCCAACGGCTGAACCTCAAGAAAAACCTAACATAGATTGGGGTTGGGATTTCAAAGAACCTACAGACGATAATCTACCAGCCAAAGCACCTGAACCAGAACCCGACCAACCTCGCGGCAATGATCAACCTAATGATCCTAGACGCAGAGCTTCACAGCGTGATACACAAAGAGCAGCTGGCAATGTAGCACCTAATCAACGAATGAGAGATCTGTTGAGTCGTATGCGAGATATAGAAGCCGATCCGGACGATCCCGGTTACCCAGAACCAGAAGATGCTAATCTGCCAGCAGTGCGTGTGGATACAGATAACTTGCCAGCAGTAGCAGGAAGGAATCTAGCGGCCGCAGGAGTAGAAAATCCCGAGTTTCATCAGGTGGCTAACTTGCCTGGAAACATGCAACGTGCTATCCGTACATTAGGACGACAGCTCTTTAGATCTTTTACCCGTACGGATACTAATGATATATGGATGATTGGCAATCTAAACGGACAAGGACCTAACACTAGACAAGAAGTAAATGCTGTAGCCAACTGGGCTCGTGAAAACGGTGAGGATGTAGGTACAGGAGATATAGATTTTGATACAACTATTCCAGGATATCGAGCACAAATACATCAATATTCTGCGGGAGGAATCCGTTGGCTTCTAGTGCGTGACGAGTTTGGAGACTACATTTATAGCTGGCCTGAACAGGACAGTGTAGATGCTGAAGCCAATCCTAGAGCCCTAGGACAAGACCGTCCGAGATTACCTAATCGTTAAAACTATAGAGAAATAAATACGTTATGAGAATAGAAACTTGCCATTTATTTGCCCAATTATGCGAAGGCGTCCTTGCTGAAGTCAGTTCAAGTCTTGACCTAGTTAAAAACCAGCCTGGAGGACAGGAGGTTATACAGTATCTACACAAAACACAAGGATTAGGACACGATATCAAGTACGGTCCTGTAGAAAAGATTTCCTGGAGCGAACTAAAGAATGCCTATAGGGGTGCTTGGGTAGTTATACAAGGAACCAAAGGTGTTGCTGCTATCAAAGCATCACAGGGTAGCTATCATTCTGTAGCCAGCGCAGGCGGTGAGCCAGAAACTTTTAACAATGACCGCGGCGGCAATAATATCGATTTTATCAAAGGCAAGATCGGCAAGCTGACCAAATTTTATGTAGGTACTAACACAACAACAGTCACTGATAAACGCAAGAAAAGAAAAGAGTATCAAGCTCAGGCAAAGAAGGGAGGGCTGGGCAATGTTACTACAGAATATCTCATAGAGAAATTTAGACCTATGTGGGTCAAAGCTATGGAAGCTGCTATCGTTAGCTTACGTGGACATATTGTTACTATGATCAAAAATGATGCTTTCAGTAAAGCTAAGAAAAAACTAGATTATGTAGAAAGATTAGAAAATCAAATAGATGAGATACGCAGAGGCGGCACAGAAGCACCCGGTATCGTGAAAAAAACTATCAATCACGCTGTGCTAATGACCGCAGCACATTATTATCCAGAACAGACAGGAGCATTACAGAGACCACAGTATGCTCGAGGCGATGAATTACAGCCTCAGTTCGAAGAAGGACCAAAGATGTTATTGAAAGACATCTCTAATGGTGATATGAAAAAGCTAGGAACGATCCTAGGTTTCTTTAAAAGGGTCGTGATATCAGGATGAAACTAAATCAAGTCATATTAGAAGCCAACGTAGCGGCAAAGATAAAAGATCCACAGATGGTCAAACAGGTCTATCTGGCCCTGATACACGACCATACTATCCCCAAAGGCGATTTGGCTAAATTAGGGACAAAACCCGAACCAGAAGAAGTAATGAAACTATGGAGTGACCTATTAGATAGATCATTGTCAGCGACTGACTACGGTGATGTATCCACAGATGGCAAGTTTGATGAGTGGCTGACCAGACTGTATTCAAAAGGTGTAGTTGACTATGAAGATGTAGACGGTGAAGGCGGCGATGCTCTAGGTGCGTGGAAAGCTCTCAGTCTGCGTAAAAAACTAAAACCAGAACATCAAGATTTTAACAAGTTTAAGAACCTACGTCAGATACAGGCAATCGTACAAGATAGACATTACAGAGACGAACTAGAACGCATCAAAGATGCCGGTATCATAGAAAAACACAAGAAAGAAAAGAAAGAAACTATTCTTATAGACGATGATAGATTCTTTGCGGTAATTCCTTATAACTACGGATCATGTTATACATTTAACAACGCAGCAGGATTCCGTGCTAGTTTCTGTACAGGTTCTAGTTCAGGTATACGTTGGTTCAACAACTATGCTCCCGATGGTCCTTTGATCTCAATCGTCGATAAAGCAAACATAGATGATGTTAATGGTAAGTGGCAAATACATGCTCCTACTAATCAAATGAACAACGGTAATCAAACCATAAGTTACAGTCGAGGTGATGAAAAATTTGCTGAATTGTTCCCGGGTCTGCTACAACGCATAGCCAAGGCTATGAAAGATAATGCTCAAGAGATCAAGACTAATTCTAACGAAATTGCTCGCGGCGGGTATGATATCGACAAAGCTATAACTGATTTACAAAATAAGTTTCCACAAAGCTGGAATAGCAAAGCAGCAGAACCAGAACCAGAAGATCAGCCACAAGAAGGTGTTGGCACTTATCTAGTAACACAGATAGCATCGGGCAGACAAGCTCGCATCGATGGTGAAAGCCGTGCTGACATCATACAGAAGCTGACCACACGTTTTCCTAACACAACAGAAGCTGACTATCAGATAGAATTCCAAGGTTAATATGATGCCTATAAGGTATGAAACATTACCTTTAGGATACCTATACACTGACGGTCTCTGGAATATAGAAGATCATTATATAGAAATTATGGGACCAGTGTTTGGTGCTATTATGTCTAAATGGCATTTGTTTAACGATCTAGAAATATTTGATACCAATAGATACCTAATTAAACAACTAGTCTCTAGCGTTAAAAAGACTACATTAGAAAAAAACTTTCTAACTAGATTAGAAAAGATTATCAAGCTGTCATTAATATGGAATAGAGATCGCTGCTGGAGAGATCCTATACCTGCTATACGATTAAATGACCAACGATATTATGGCGGTATAGATAGAGTAGCTGTAATGAAACACTATGGACAGCAATCATATCGATTTTTAGTCATAGAAAAAGATTATGCTGTAGAAGCTAATCTAGAAATCATACGTAGTTATTGGACTCCACCTTATGGAGATAATCTTGTTATCAATAATGGTAGCATAGAAAATTCTACAGCCGATATGGAAAACTTTAATCCCACACAATTAACAGAATGGCTATCTTCCAAACTGCCGATTTCGTTATATGCTTCAGGAAATAAAAGAAATCAAGCGATTTATCTAATGCGAAAAATATGAAAGGACTCCGAAGAGTCCTTTCTGTTTACTAATAAAATATATGTAATCCGCTATGCGGTAATAATTACTTCTTCACGCCTGAGTTAACAAATGCGTACATTTTCTCGGCAGTTTCTAGTACCTTATCGAGCCCTGGGAATTCAGGCATGCTAACAGTGCTAACGATCTGACCAGTCTTCTCATCACGAGTAGCAGTCATTTCCCAACCTTGAAACTTGACTTGAAAGTCTTGAGCAACAAGGTCTTTAGCCATAGCCAGAATGTCTGTACGGATTTCATACCCGTTCTTATTAAATTTAACTTCTGGGGCTTTGATCATTTCATGTAGTCCGTTTGATTGTGACATAATATTCTCCTTTGTGTGTGTGTATGTCTAAGACCTTTAGGCGGTCCATTCCTTCTTTGGAAACCAATGTTTGCTAATGGAATCCACAGAATACTTAGCCATGTCGATGGTATTGTTGATAGCCATCTTGGCAAATTGCGTCTGTGCATCGATGTATGCGTGTGCTGCTTTATTCAATGCTGGATCTTTGAAAATTTGGTCTGCGACAACTTTCTTGGTGTTTTGAAAAGTGTCGACGAAAAATTGTGGTGAAAACATAAAACTCTCCTGTGTGTATGTGTACATTATATATCCTCGCTTGTTAACAAGTCAATTATTTATAACCTAATATGCTGGTATCATAATATGGAACTTTACCCAATTTCAACATATGATAAGCATAGTCCGCGTCATTTCGATATTCTGTCCTTGCCAGCTGTAACCATTCTTTCTCTTGTACTGGATCACAAGAATCAAAAAATGACATGATGGCCTTAACAATATATCTCATATCAGTCACCAGTCATCAATTTGAGTGCTGATTCGTAGTCGCCCTTTTGTGCGAAATGTGCTGCTGCTCTAGCTTTACCAATTTGCTCTAGCCAGCTATAAAATGCTTTAATAAACGTCATTGTGTTGCCCTCCATGAATAGGTCGATTGCTGCTTATCAAACTCGCGAGTCCAATGTTCTACATCAGCTACGGAAGTGGGATATTTTGATGATACGTACCTATCCAGTTCGGATTGGTAGTTTTGTTTGGGGAACATCTCTGCTAGACGTTCTAAGATGCCAAGCATCTTTTCAGATAATTGCTTCATTACTATCTCCTGTGTAAGTGTGTTAGAAACTCATGGTTTCTACTGACTATTTAGTATTTTAGTGTGCGTCGCACAAAAAATCAATACTTGTTGTTTCCGAAAAATCGTGTTAAATATACTGTCAGGAAGGCATAAAATGAAACTAAGCACAAGATCGATTTTACAAGAACTCAATCAAGTAGCCAGTGTAAGAAACACGGACGCCCTTATGGAAAGCAGGGCTACCAACATAATCAACAGTGCTATAAATCTTATAGAATCTTTGAATAAGCACTACGATCCCGAGATGGCCGACGAGCTCGAAAGACGATTGCTCAATGCTATCAAAGGCAAAGACCCTGCTAAATTTACTCGCGGAATACGCAAGATAGCTGAGTCTAGAAAACAAAAGAAGAAATTGGATGAGAGTAATGATTGATCTATTAGAAGGTGGAAATGTATTCAAGGGTGCTGACAAACAGCCACTGACACGCAGAATAACCAAGGATGAAATCCCCGGAACTATCGCTTATCTAGAACGGATTACCGGATTAGATTTCACATTAGACAAAGACGAAGCAGGTGTGCCTATTAAATGGTTAGGTACTACAGGACGCAAAGCAGATAGCGGAGACCTAGATCTCAGCGTTGATGCTAACCAAATAGACAAAAAAGAATTCGCACAGCAATTGATCGCCAAGTTTGGCAAAGAAAGTGTAAAACTCAGCGGCGACAATGTACACTTAAAAACAGCCGTATTAGGTGACCCTGCTAATGGGTTTGCTCAAACAGATTTTATGTTTAGCACCAATCCTAAATTCCAACAAGGCAGTATGTTGGGCGGGTCGGATGCTTATCGTGGTGAACATAGACATATACTGCTATCTAGCATCGCTCGGGCTAGAGGACTAAAGTATAGTCCTAAGTTTGGTCTAGTAGATCCAGAGACTAAAGAACCTATCGCTAACGGCGATGACTGGAATGTGATAGCCAAGAAACTGTTAGGACAGACAGCTACGGTCAAAGATATTAGATCAGTAGAAAGCATAACTAACTATATCAAGAAGCTGCCCAACTATGAAGAGCTCATTGCTGCGGCACAAGAAACTCTAGGTCGTTCAGGAATAGAACTGCCAAAGAAAGAAGCTCTAGAACACTACACACCAAACAGTCCTAGTTGGATGAGAAAGATCATAGACCTAGTAAGATGAGAATAAGAGAAGTCATAAACGAGAAATGGAGCGAGAAATACAAACGCTCGATCAACTGTTCTAATCCCAAAGGGTTTAGCCAGAAGGCGCATTGTGCTGGTCGCAAGAAAACTAACGAAGCTGCTACTCCTAAAGTTGGCAGAGCATTACAACACGCAGAAGACCTAGTCATTGTCGATGGGAGCAAAGGCGCATTAGAAGCCATAGACGAATTAGCCAGCATGGCCAAGAGCGTAGACGATGTCACTGTCAAATGGGACGGCAGTCCTGCTGTGTTCTTTGGACGCAACGAACAAGGACAGTTCGTGTTAACAGACAACAGCGGATTCACTGCCAAGGGTTACAATGGTCGTGTTACCAGCGCAGGCGATCTAGAAACTATGTTGTTGAGCAGAGGCAAGCAGGATCCAGAAAAGGAAGCCAGCCGTAGAGAATTCGCAGGTAGTATGAAAAGTCTTTGGCCTAGACTAGAAAGCATGATAGAACCTAGCTTTAGAGGTTATATCAAAGGCGATCTATTATATTATGCTCGTCCGCCTGTGGACAAGAACGGTGATTATACATTTACTCCTAACACTGTTAGCTATCATATAGATACTAACAGCAGCATAGGACAACGTATCACACAAAGCACAGCTGGTATAGTGGTACACAGTTATACAGACCTTGAAGGTAACAGCCAGCCATTGACTGGACCTATCAAAGGCATCAAGGAACAAGGTCCTGTTATGATCCAGGGTCCAGTAACTGTCAATCATATGCCCACAGTAGATGACAAGAGCATACAGCGAGTCAAACAGTTCGTGGCCAAACATGCCAATGACATCGATTCTCTCCTAGATGATCAGAGACTAGCAGCAGAAAAACTCAGCGACCTAAAGAATATACTGTATACTTTTGTAAACCAACAGGTAGATACTGGTGATCTTACCAATCTTAATACTAAGTTTGACAGCTGGCTAACCAGCAGTAAAGTCAGTGCGCCTAAACAGGCCAAGATACAGCAGTATCGTAAAACACATGCCAATTCGTTCGCTGCCATATTCAGTACACTAGAACAGATCATGGCTGTAAAAGACGATATCATATCACAGCTAGATGCTAGAGCAGAAGTGCGTTCTAGCATAGCAGGTAAACAGGGCGGCGAAGGTTATGTCAAGAGCGGTAGCAGTATCAAACTAGTGCCTAGATTACACTTTACCCAAGCAAACCGCGCAAAACCACGCTGATCCTCACGGTTTTTTCCAAAACGAATAAATAAACATGCCAGTCCCGGAGCGGGACTATACATTTAAGGAGAACTTATCATGGCATGGACATATACCAACGTTCCAGCACCAGACGCAACAGTCAGTGCTAACTACAATCTATTTCAAATCGCAAATGGTCTAAACGGTCGCACATTGATCGTTAAGGTCGCATTGACCAACATGACAACCGCAAACCTACGTAGCATCTACGCTGCTATCACCCAATCAGGTGGTTCAGGTGGTACTCTACCAGCTGACACAGGTGATGCGTTCACAGTAGCAGGTTTTGGTACAGCAAACGGTTCGGCTTTCGAAAGCGGCGTAACCGATGTTGTTTACTTCGCTGTACAAGGTACAGGTACATTTGACACTACTGACGCAGCAGCAGGCACAGGCGCAACCGTTACTGTTGAAGCAACTTTCGTAGCTAACAAGTAATCAATAATTCCTAGGGATGGGAATTGAGGGCGGAAATTTTTCCGCCCTTTTTTATTGACGTAAATAATAGCAGATTATGGAAAGCTATAGAGTTACCACCCTAGTGGACATCACAAGATCAAGACCAACGAGATCAGACACCGATCACGTTAGGCAAAGCCAACAGGCCAATTTCAACAGTCTTATACAGGCCATAGGACTGAGGGCCATAATATTCTCCGATAGAGATCCCGTCTTAAACGAAGGCAGACTGCCTGACCCTTTCGAAGGCAAGGCTAAACATTGGGTCTATGAGTTTACAGTAGATCGTGATGAAATATTCTTATCAAACAAAGATCCAGTAGGACTGTTAAAACAGGATCTAGACGGTGTGCCTATAATAGATCAACTAAATAATGATGTAGGGTTTAAGATACCCGCATTTAGGACCTTGGGATCAGAAATAAACACCAAAATAGAAATTCTGTCAAATCCTAATAAATAAAATATCAGGCATCAAGTTAGGCTATCATAAAACACATTAAGGCATCGGCTCGGAGCGAGCATTGTTTTTAATTGGTATTTGAATGGAGAGCCTAATGGCAAGAGCAGCTACAGCACTTAGACCGTCTACGACGGAACGAGTAAGTGTACTAGAAACAAAAGTAGATAATATAGACGTCAAGATCTGCGAATTAAAAGAAGACGTCAAGGACATGCACGACTGCCTAGATCGTACTCGTGACAGCATCATGGACAAGCTAGAAATAATGAACTCTAGCTATGAAAAAAATAGAGATCTTTACTACGCACACGCAGACAAATTACACCAAGAACAGACAGCACAACATCACGAGCTAGCTGGCAAGATATCGGAACTAGAAAAATTTAAAAATAAAGGTACTATGTATTTTATGGTGTTGTTGGCTTTCCTAGCAGGTGCTGGATGGTTAGGACACATGGATCTCGCAAAGATAATCAAGTTCGTGGGTTTATAATATACCCAGATATTAAATAAAGGACCGTAGGTCCTTTTTTTATGAGTAAAGCACAGCAGAATCTAGATCTGGTCGTCAGTAATGTCCACAGGCAGCTGCTGGACAAGCAGACTCTAATACCTAAAAAAACAGAACGTGGTATTGAAATCGGTAGATATACCATAGTCAGCAACGACTGCCTTAAAGACATTTACAAAGGTGATACTCTGGTATTCAAGGATATCAGTTTAAATCGTGTGGCAGTCAAAGTGGCCAATCTGTTAAATTTTGGACAGGATACTAAAATAAACGAGTTGATTTCTATGGATCTTAAATTTGGGCAGAGTCTAGTAGATTACAAGATGTTCAAAGACAAGCTGTCAAAAGCACACAAAGAACAGGATCAATTCAAGATAGATCTTTATCTAGCCAGGTTGATTTTCGCCAAAGACGCAGCAGAATACTACAAACGCGAAGCTAACCGTTTGGCTCTTTAAGTAATAAATATACTACAAACCACCGGATGTGCTCATATGAAAACAAATGATTTATTTGACAGGGTTGACGCTAAAAAGCTCAATGAGACTTTGTCTAAAACCTTTGGTCAAAAACTGGATTTAGAATCCTATACTTTACCGCAGCTAGAAGATGCTCGCAACAAGCTAAGGACCCAGATCTATACTTACAAGCAAAAAGCCAATTTCAACGAAACTGTAAACAACGAAACATTTACTAAGACACAATGGATGCTGGACACTATCAATAAAGAAATTGCCAGCAGGATAGATGAAAGCACACAAAGAGTAGACGAATTTTGGGGGTTGCTGGCCAGAGGCGCAGTAGCAGCATTACCTCATCTAGCTAGAATGTTTGGTACAGTAGGAAGAGGAGCAGCAGCCGGTGCACGTGCGGCAGCACCAGCAGCAGGTGCTGCTGTTAAAGGTGGTGCTGAGATAGCAGCAAAGAATGCTCATAAACTGGCATTAGCTGATATCATGTATCAAGCATGGGATCATGTTGAACCGTTGGTCAAAGACCTAGGCGATGTCCATGAAGTATTCAAAGATGCTGACGAATATATACAAGCTATTAAGAAATATGCTCCTAGTATAGCAGCGATGGTGGCAACTACAGACCTAGCTGCTCTAGGTACATTAGCAGCTACATATGCTCTGCCAATTGGGCTGGTGATCGTGTTAGCATGGGGTGGAAAGAAACTTTGGGATCAATTTACTACTGCTGAAAAACAGCCACAGGGCAAGCCCGCATTGAACATGTCGGAAGATGAAGGCGGTGATTCTTTAAGAAGTGAAGTTACGCAAATTCTAAGACGGTTCGATCAAAATATGAACGAGATCGGCGGATACGGTGATCCAAATTATGATAAAGTTATTAAATTGTTACAACAGGGAGAAGTAGAAGCTGCGGTAGAGGAAGTATCTTATTCATATGCCGATAAAGACGGCGGCGAAATCCGTTACATGGATGATTATCTTCAAGACCTAGCAGCAGATTTTGAAGCTTTGGTTCCTCCCGAGCCCGACACATATCCAGACGAAGGCGGCGAAACAGATGATGGATATGCCCTAGCATCAGCGGGTTTCGGTTCCGACGAAGACTACGGTGATTATGGCCAAGATGAAAGTGTAGAAACAGAAGCTGGATACTTTGGCGGTGGCGGCAGTTACGATCGCAATTGGTCTTTTAGCCGCAGAAATCGAGAAGATGATTGGGACGAAGGCAACACAGAACCGCCAAACAATTTTGCTATCTACATCAATGGCAAGAAATGGAAAGTATTCCAAGGTCAAGGAACCTATGCCGATGACAACAGAGAAATGGCCCAACTTCGTAGATTACAAGACATGTGCCGCAAAAAATCTGAACAGACTGGTAAGAAGTGGGAAGTGTCTCGTACAGGTGAAGCAGCAACAGAAAGCATTCAAATGGAGAAGGCACCTCCGGGTGATAAGTACGAACGTATGGTCAAACATATCAAGAAAGGCTATGCCAAGGATGGCGAGCTAACTGATAAAGAAAGATCCATTGCCTATGCCACAGCATGGAAGCATAAAAACAAAAGCGAATCAACTGAAACAGGAGATAACATGAATCAAGTTAGAGAAAGCGCCACAGATAAAGCCAGTGCGATCGTTACGGCAAAGTCAATGGTGGACAGAATTACACGTTGGATTGAAGAACTATCCGGCATGGAAAACGATCAATTGCTCAGTCTAGGAGATGATATCCGTGACGAGTTCGGACAGCAAGAAGCCAAGGCTTTCTTAAGCCAAGTAGCACCTGCTATCCAACAGGCTTTACAAAATCTAAAAGCAACGAGAGAAACTATGGCCAACGGTGTGCGTTCACTATCAGGTGAAGGTGCCCCCGCAGACATGATCGGTGCTGAACCAGAAGGCGATATGGCTGCTGATACAGGTAGCATCGATGACCTTGCTCCGCCAGCAGACGCAGGCGCAGACATGGCCGCAGACGCAGAAGCTCCAGCAGATGATTTCGCAGCAGCTGAACCAGCAGCCGGCGGCGCTGAAGAAGCAGGCCGTGCTAAAAGAGAAAGCATAGAACAACAAAATCGTTTACTCAAAGTATTAGCCGGATGAGATTCGACGAATTTGCCCCTGTTTCAGAAAAAGAGAAGCTGGATGAATTCCTTCCAGCTCTTGCCGCTGTAGGTGGGGCTTTGGCCAGAGGCGCATCGGCGATAGGCCAAGGTGCTGTAAAAGTCGGTCAGGGTGCTGTGAAAGGTGCGCAGGCACTAGGAAGTCTAGCAGTTAAAGGTGGACGAGCAGTCGGAAATGTAGCAAAGAATGTAGCCACTGTAGCAACTGGCGGAGGATCATCAGATACTACAGCGACCGCAGCACAGACCGGTGCCAACACTACGGCAGGACAGCAACAACAGCAGCAGGCAGATCAACAGGCCATACAGGCCGCAGCCAAACAGCAACAAGATTTACAGTCTTATATACAAAACATAGAAAAATCTTTAGCAGCATTAAAACAAACAGCAGGCGTAAAATGAGATTTTATGAATTCCAAGTTGAAGGCGATGATGAGTTCGTCCTATTATTAAAAAACCTAGTGGGACGTGCTCAAAGCAAAAAGGCTCCTGCTAAGTTCAACTGGGCAAGCATAAACACTCTATTAAAAAATACCAATCAGGGACAACTAGATTACGATGCTTTTAAGCAGATGTATGACATGAGCCCTGTCTTACAAAAACTAGTCTATAACTTCAATGCAGATGGTATAGAATTAAATGTTCCTGGCGTAGGCCAAGACCAGAACCCATCACAGAGTCAAGTAGATAAATCTAAAGAAGAAGTCAATAAAATCGCTGCGCAAGCTGCGCCTAAAATGATTGACAAAGGCCTTTAATTTATTGTAAACTTGACTATATGACTACATTCACACCCCCACCTTACGTAGAAAGATATCAATATAAAAACTGTAAACAGATAACAGATCCTGTGACAGGTAAGAGAGTCTATCAGACTCCAGACGGTGATACTACTCCTAGCGTGACTACCATACTAGGTGCTACCAAAGATATGACAGCACTTAACGAATGGAAGAAACGTGTGGGTGAGCAAAATGCCAAACAGATCACCCAAGAAGCTGCGGGCATAGGCACAGCGATGCATTCCAATCTAGAACGTTTCATGGTCGGCGAAACCAGACAACCCGGAAATGCTCCTGTACATCAACAGGCACACAAGATGGCCGATCAAATCATTATCAACGCATTGAGTCAAGTAGACGAAGTATGGGCTATGGAACAGAGTTTGTATTTCCCTGGACTGTATTCGGGAACTACTGATTTGGTTTGTGTTTATAAAGGTAATCCCAGCGTCTGTGACTACAAACAGACTAACAAGCCTAAAAAAGCAGAATGGGTCGAAGATTACTACTTACAATTAACTGCTTATATTATGGCTCACAACGAAGTATATGGATCCGATATACGCGAAGGACACGTATTCATGTGTTCTCGAGATTTACAATATCAGCAGTTTGACCTTTGGCCTGATGATTTTAATATGTGGCAGGACAAATGGTTGGCTAGAGTTGAAGATTACTACACAAAAGGTCTACAGGGCTACAAGCAACTGCTCACGCAATAGAATAAATACTCTATATAACAAGGGTATCGTTCTATGGCTGTAGTCCAAATTTCAAAAATACAAGTAAGAAGAGGTAGGAAACTCGGTGAATCCGGTATTCCCCAGCTATCCAGCGGAGAAATGGCTTGGACTGTAGATACCCAAGAACTGTTTATAGGTAACGGTGCTGTAGCCGAAGGTGCTCCCGCAGTAGGCAATACCAAAGTATTGACCGAGCATGATAACTTACTTGAACTGATTCAAAGCTATCGTTTTGGTAGGAACAGTCCTAGCATCACTAAGAGTGTGTTTAGGACACTACAGTCTAAACTAGACGATCGAGTTAACGTTAAAGATTTTGGTGCTAAAGGCGATGGCGTGGCCGATGATACTGAAGCATTTCAAAACGCACTAGATCAGCTGTTTAGAAATACAGACAATGAATTTCGAAAACAGCTTTTCGTGCCTACAGGTCATTATAGGATACTAGGCAACATAACTATACCATCGGCTGCTTATATCACTGGTGAATCAGACATTGGTACCATAATCGCTTTTAACGCAGTCACGGTATCGTTTACTTCTTTCAACGGTACACAACCTATTAATTTTTCTTCATCAGATAGACCACATGATGTTTATATCAATAATCTAACGATGAGATTCACAACAGGACATTGTGACTTAACAGGTCTAGCTGACAGCACGTTTGAAGCAGTGATTTTCCAAGGAGCAGAAGCCACGCTGCTCAATGCTATCAACACAACCAATCAACATTCATTGATCATGATGACCAACACAGACAACATAGGTACTGTGATCAGTAATGTAGAATTCAAAGCCTGTGTTTTCAAAAATGCGTGGAATGCTGTATTCTTCGAACAGACACAGTCATATCATTCAGAAGTATATTTCAGTCAGTGTAAGTTTAATACATTGAACACAGGCATCATAGTAGACGGCCAATCTGGACAGATCAATGCTTGGGGTATATCCGAGTCACTGTTTCAATCTATAGGTTCACAGGCGATCAGATCCATCTACGGATCAGGAATGAAAATCGTCGACAGCAAATTTATAGATTGCGGTAACGGTATCAACTTAGCTAACAACCCAGAAGACTATATCATAACATTTCTCGAGCCCTATGACAATGTGGTATTAAACTGCTATTTTAATAGACAACAGAATGCCTATGCGGATGTTGCCATCGGCGACCAACGTAGAGCAATACAAGAAGTGTTCAATGGTAGCATGGTCACGATAGCAGATCAAATCAAACAAGATCTTTATAATTCACTTTCTATCTCTCCGTTGGCAATGTTTTCAGCACTGAATAGATCTACTACATTAGACTATACTATAAACTTTGCTTCCGGTAGCGCAAGGTCAGGAACACTGACTATCACTATAGGTGATAATACTCTCAATCCTGTGTTGACAGATAGTTATGCTGTTACACAAGGTGATTTGGATGCCGAAGCTGTGGAATTCGTCATACAGCTATTAGATAGAAGTGACTCTACTGCCGGATCAGAAACTATAATATTAAACTACAAGAATCCCAATAACCCTGGAATCAATCCAGATCAATTGACTTATTTTGTAAAATACAGTGTTTGATGTTTGATGTCCACAAGACTGACAGGATAAAAGTCTGGAGAGATTTCAGAGACAGCCTCGAAATGGCTGAGAATCCACTGCGCGATGTCGCAGAATTTTGGAGCAAGGCTCCTTTCGTTTCCAAATACTTAGATCCATATCGGCCAGACATTTGGCCCGATCCTTGGCATTTGGTTGTCGAAAACCGCTACGACAACCTTGCTATCGCCTTGGGCATGTGTTATACTCTTCAATTAACAGAACGTTTTAAGGCTTCAGGTTTCGAGATACATATGTCTATATCACCCAAGGACAATTCATATGTATTACTAGTCGATAATTGTTCACTATTGAACCTGGAACCAAGGGCAGTGAAGGATGTCAGTGAGATTCCATACAATTCTATAAAAATATGGAGCGGAGGTGGGCCTTTATAAATACTCACCCGGAAATGAAATATGTTAGAGGCGACAAATGAAATGATTACAGTAGTGAAAAGAAATGGTTCTAGAGAACCGCTAGACTTAACGAAATGGCAGACACAGGTAGCAAAAGTATGTAGAGGTATAGCTGACGTAAGTCAGAGCATGATCGAAATAAAAGCATCGCCTCACTTTTATGATGGGATCACAACTAAAGAAGTAGATGCTCTTACATTGAGAGCCATCGTTGATCTTATCGATGTAGAAAACAATCCAGATGTAGGCAATACCAATTATCAGTATGTGGCCGGCAAGCAACGTCTCAGTATGTTGCGCAAGGATGTGTATGGCCAATACGAACCTCCCCACCTCTATGACATCGTAAAGAAGAATGTAGAGGTAGGTCTATATACTCCAGAGTTACTGTCTTGGTACAGCCAGGATGACTGGAACAAGATGAATGACATGCTCGATCATTCTAAAGATGAGGAGTATTCATATGCTGCTATCGAGCAGTTGATTGAAAAATATTTGGTACGCAATCGTGCCACAAAGGAAATTTATGAAACACCGCAAGTCCGATACATGGTTGCTGCCGCAACTGTTTTCCACAAGGAAGAACCAAACACCGCAAGAATGCGATACATCAAAGAATACTATAACGCCGCTTCTGATGGCCTATTTACTCTCGCTACTCCTGTTCTTGCTGGGCTTGGGACCCCTACAAAGCAGTTCAGTAGCTGTGTACTCATTCGTAGTGATGATGATCTTGACTCCATTTTCGCTTCTGGAGAAATGATGGCCAAGTATGCTAGCAAACGTGCTGGCATTGGTCTAGAGATTGGTCGTCTTCGTCCTTTAGGATCTCCGATCCGTGGTGGAGAAATCATGCACACTGGCATGATTCCCTTCCTTAAGAAGTGGTTCGGGGACCTACGTTCGTGTTCACAAGGAGGTATCCGTAATGCGAGTGCTACTGTTTTTTATCCTATTTGGCATCATCAGTTTGATGATCTCATCGTTCTTAAAAACAATCAAGGAACAGAAGAAACCCGAGTTAGGCACATGGACTATGGAGTTGTCTTATCCGCCTTCTTCTGGAGACGATTTCGAAATAAGGAGAATATAACATTCTTCGATCCTAACGAAGTTCCTGACCTCTACGAAGCATTTTACAAAGACACAGAGCTGTTTGAACAGCTATATGTAAAGTATGAAAAGCGCAAGGATCTACGTAAGAAGACTATGAACGCAGAAGATGTGTTCAAAGGTGGCATACTGAAAGAGCGCACTGATACTGGACGCATCTATCTAGTGTTCATAGATAACGTTATGAACCAAGGACCATTTGATCCTGAGTATCACACTATCTATCAAAGTAACTTATGCTGTGAAATACTATTACCTACTAAACCTTTTAAACGTCTCGATGACGCTGACGGCCGCATCGCTCTATGTACGTTGGGCAGTATCAACTGGGGAGCATTCCGTAATCCAGAAGATATGCGCCGTGCTTGCCGCATTTTACAGCGCAGTCTATGTAACATACTTGATTACCAAGATTTCCTAAGCATACAAAGCAAACTAAGCAATGACGAGATCCAGCCACTAGGCATTGGTGTTACTAATCTTGCCTACTGGCATGCCAAGCGTGGTTTGAAGTATGGCGACAAAGATGCCCTACAAGATGTTAAGTCTTGGATGGAACATCAGGCCTACTACTTAACAGAAGCTACAGTTGAACTTGCCCGAGAGCGTGGACCTTGTCTGCATAGCGCACATACACGATACGGCAAGGGAGAGTTTCCATGGGAACATCGTGCCAAGGGCGTAAATCAACTAGCTGACTTCCGACCAGAACTAGACTGGGAATCACTAAGAGAGGAAATGAAGATCCATGGTGTTAGAAATGCGACTCTTATGGCTATCGCTCCTGTGGAAAGCAGTAGCGTGGTTATTAATTCTACCAATGGTATTGAGCTTCCGATGAGTCTTATCAGTGTGAAAGAATCTAAAGCAGGATCATTCACACAGGTAGTACCAGAATACGCTAAACTTAAAAACAAATACCAATTGATGTGGGAGCAGAAAGACTGTGTTGGATATCTTAAAACTGCGGCTGTTCTTGCTGCTTACGTGGATCAGAGCATCAGTACTAATACTTTCTATAACCCTGCTCACTACGCAGATCGTAAAGTACCTACAACGTTGATAGCCAAGAATTTGATGCAGGCACACCTATGGGGATTGAAGACTTTCTATTACAGTCTAATCAACAAAGCAGGTGCCAAGAAAGAATTTGAAGAACCACAGATCAACGGTTTCCATATCGAAACTAATGGTCATAACATATACGAATTAGACGAAGAAGATTGTGAGGCATGTAAACTATGAGCAAAGCTCAATATAACTTAAACACAAAGACAGACTATTTGAAACGTCAAATGTTTTTGGATCCACAGGGTCCTGTTACCATACAGCGTTTTGAAGAATTCCGTTACCCCAAGGTAGCCAAGTTCGAAGAAACAGCACGTGGTTTCTTTTGGGTTCCGGAAGAAATTTCATTGACTAAAGATGCTAGCGATTTCAAAGATGCTAGCGACACTGTCAAACATATCTTTACCAGCAACCTATTAAGACAGACAGCATTAGACAGTATCCAAGGTCGTGGACCAACGCAGATCTTTACGCCTGTGGTAAGTGTGCCGGAGATGGAAGCATTGTGTTTGCTTTGGGGATTCTTTGAAACTAATCTACATTCAAAGAGCTACAGCCACATCATCCGTAATATCTACAACGTGCCTAAAGATGTGTTCAACACTATTCACGACACTAATGAGATCATCGGCATGGCTGCTGCTGTTGGCAAGTACTATGATGAGCTACATGAAATCAACTGTAAAGCAGAAATGGGTGAAACTATTCCTGAAAAAGAATACATCCGTGCTATCTGGATGGCACTACATGCCAGCTATGCTCTAGAAGGTCTGCGTTTCATGGTGTCATTTGCCACCAGCTTGGCTATGGTAGAGAATAAGATTTTTATCGGTAATGGCAATATCATTAGCCTGATCCTACAGGATGAGATCCTACATAGAGATTGGACTGCTTATATCATCAATCAGGTAGTAAAGGATGATCCACGTTTCCTAGAAGCCAAAAACGAATGCGTTGACGAAGTGTACAAATTGTACATGGATGTGATCCAAGAAGAAAAAAATTGGGCAGACTATCTATTCCAAAAAGGACCAGTTATTGGACTAAATGCCAACATCCTAAAAGACTTCATGGATTATACAGCAGCCAACACGCTAAAAGAAATCGGCATCAAATACAATCAACCTGCTCCAAAGACTACGCCTATTCCTTGGTTCAACAAGCATAGCGACACGCACAAGAAACAGACAGCTCTACAGGAAAACGAATCGACCAATTATGTCATTGGTGTGATGAGTGATCAGATAAATTATGATGAGCTACCAGTTTTATAAGGAAAGAGATGAAAGCTATCGTTTGGAGCAAGGATCAATGTCCATTTTGTGATCAGGCCAAAAACCTGCTCAAGATGAAGAACATTGAATTTGAAGAAAGAAATATACAGAAAGAGTGGACCAAAGAGCAACTGCTAGAAGCTGTTCCTGGAGCACGTACAGTACCGCAGATTTTCCTAGACGGAGAATTGGTAGGCGGTTTCACAGAACTCAAGAAAAGGTTTACAAATGTTAATTGATAAAGGAATATCAGCTGGCGAAGTGATCACGCTCAAGCTGACCAGCGGAGAAGAATTGATCGCGAGACTGTCAGAAGAAACGCCCACAGCCTACAAGCTGACCAAGCCTATGGTTATTGGTATGGGACAGAAAGGACCAGGATTGATGCCCTATCTGTTTACAGTATCTCCTGACAAGGAAATCCCATTACTAAAAACTGCCGTGGCTATGATAGTACACAGCGATAAATCATTCGCAGATCAATATCTTCAGAGTACTACTAATCTAGTGATATAAGGAGATAAAATATGCCAGCCGTTCCACCAGTCTATGTACCACCAACAGTACCTCCTGCGTTTGATGCAACTAATATTCAAAGCGTACCACTCAGTGCTGGCACGGCCGCCGGGGTTGGCCTTCCAAATTATACTCTCCAGCTTAGTTCTATTGCTGGTTCTTTGTATTCTATCGCGGTCAATTTACAGCAATATCTACAACTAGAAGCAAGCGTAACTGCTGCGGGAACTGGATCGTCATATAATGTTCAAGCTGTTATAGCCAATTCTCTAGATGGTATCATGCAAAATCTAGATTCTATGAATCAGCTGAGTGCTACCAGCACAGGCGCACTGGCAGACATGCAAAAAGCATTCGCAGGCATCAACACTTCGTTGAATGACATGACTGCTAACATACAGCTGGCAGCATCTAATCAGATCGACAAAGCAGAATTTGACAAGGCAGCTACTAACGCAGCATTGAAGAGAAACAATCTTCCAGAAGTGGAAGTAGCCGAAAGTACAGTAAGCACGTCTATCAGCAAGTCTGCTGGTAGAGCAGTCACTATGGCAACAGCAGTACAGACTACCTCGCTGGTCAGCACAGCTATCCAGAAAGGTACTACATTTGCTGGACAACAGGTGGATCAATATGTAGTAACACCAGCTACTAACTTGTTTACAAAGATATTTGGTTCTACAGCCAAAGCAGCTAGCCCTGACGCATTGGCATCGAAAAGTACTACTGAAACCAAAAAAGGTGTAAACTCAACTAAATTGTTTGGACCATGAGCAAAGGTATAGCCAGAGTAGCCAATGACATAGCAGACACCAACATACAAAGTGGTGCTACGTCTATCATTTCCAACAACTTCGTGACTGCGCACGAAGGCAGCATCATGAGCTCCGGCAGTTCTATCGCTCAAGGATCTAGGACAGTGTTCGTGGAAAACAAACCTGTGGCTAGACAAAGCGATCTAACCAATAACGGAGAAGCACTGCGTACAGGCAGTGAAAATATAATAGTAGGTGGTTGATGAAAAAGATTCTATGGAACACATTGGGTTTTGCCAGTCTTGGCATGGCCTATATTGGATTTGTCACACCCGGCATACCGTTTAGTATCTTTCTAGTATTTTCAGCTTACTGTTTTGCCAAAGTCAATCCCAAGATGCATGCGTGGCTATACAATCACAAATGGTTTGGACCTTTCCTTACCAATTGGGGTGAGAAGCGTGTGTTTCCATTCTACGGCAAGATAGCCATGGTGTTGGTCATGGACAGCAGTTTGATCATCATGTGGTTCACTACTAAAAATCCTGTAGCAGTAGCAGCTACAGGCATCACTATGTTGTTGGTAGCTATTTGGGCATGGCGCTTTCCATCTACCGTGGAAGAATGGAAGAGACGCAAAGACGCAGGTGAGAAGATTGGATGGTTTAGATGAAATCCGATGTGTTAGGTCTGTTTGCGGTACCGCTTTATCGCTCTAGCATCGATCCTATAGATCCTATTACTCTTAACAGGCTGTTCAATTTCGAATATGAAAAAAGTTCATACGATCAAGACATAATCACACATAAAGAAACTGCCGAAAGGCATCTATTAGATCGTCCAGAATTCGCTGGCCTGAAGAAAAGCCTACAGGCCAAGATAGATGAATATGCTTATGAATATCTAGGCACAGATAAAAACCTGTCTTGGCAGATCACTACCAGTTGGGTCAATAAAGCAGAACCTGGCGGCTATCATGCTGCTCATGTACATAGCAACAGTCTCTTGAGTGGTGTGCTGTATCTCAAGACCAATCCAAAATCCGGTGCTATCTGTTTCTATAAAAATTCAGCTTATCATACATTATTCACCCAAACAATCAATGTAGATTTTGATAAAACTACAGATTGGAATATGGAAAGCGTAGGCTTGACACCCAAGGACTTTGATGTTTTAATATTTCCATCAACACTTAGTCATTCAGTGATGAGCAATGACTCGCAGGAAGATCGATACAGTTTGGCATTCAATGTATTTCCTGTAGGGACTGTCGCTGTTGGCAGCAACAGCGAACTAACCATAGGGAGAAAGATATGATAGTCAATATAGCTAACAAGATCGGACAGGCACACGGAAAGTTTTTTCTGTGGCTGAGCAAGAAAGCTGAAAGCCATCCTTTGTGGGCAGTGGCATTGACGCTGTGGGCATTGTATGAAATCTTTGAACACATAGCACTACCGACGATTGGTGTGTTATGGGCGACAGGTGACCTCACACTGCGCTAGAAGCTCAATGGATAGGCAGAGACTTCTAAACTCTCGATAGCAGGTTCGATTCCTGTCTGGCGCACCATTTAAGGAAACTGTATGAAAATTCAAACGGCAACTATTACTCATGTATATCCTACTGAAGTTTGGTTCGAAAAAGATTTCTTCGGAACTATACATATCAAGATACAACACATGGCTCCGGGTGAAAAACCATTTACTTTCATCCAGTTACATTACAATTATGCCTACACCAGCAACAGCCATCAACGAGACATGGCCAAGCAGATTGGAAAGTTGCTAGGGCAGGATGACATCCAGGAGCGTCCTTATGACATGCCCAATATAATGCCAGCTAACGATGATAGCGAAACTGACTGTTACTGTTTTAACTGTAACAAAGACAAAAAGACTTTCTCGGGCATTCCTTTTGTTGCCACTGTGATGATAGTATGTCCTACCTGCGGCAACAAACGCTGCCCACACGCAACTGATCACAATCTAGAATGTACAGGTTCTAACGAACCCGGACAACCAGGAAGTAGGTATTAAAATTCATAAGACAAAATCGCATAAATACACTACAGGAGGGACTGGCTATGAAACAGAAAAAACTGCTTCAGAAACTGTATCAGGCTTGTCTTTCACACGATGAAGAAGCGATTTCCAAACTCCGTAAAAAAGAGTTTGCCAAGATACTGAAACACCGCGCTGAAGGCAAACCATTTGGTACAAAGTGGACTTTGGTAAGGATTTAGTTTCGTAACAGAAACGTAATCTTTCTACGTCGATGCTGCGATAAATATGGGTATGATGCCTAAGACTTATCGCAGCATTTTTATTTCAGATGTTCACCTTGGTACTCGTGACTGTAAGGCTGAACAGCTCAACAACTTCCTCAAACACAACACCTGCGAAACGCTCTACATGGTAGGCGATATAATCGACGCATGGAAAATCCAACAGAACAAATGGCGCTGGAAGCAGAGCCATACCAATGTGGTACGCCGTATCATGGGGCATGCCAAGCGTGGTACCCGTGTGGTCTACATAGCAGGCAATCACGATGAGTTCCTGCGCCCTTTGATGCCCTATGGTATTGGGTTTGGTTTGATAGAAGTCTGTAATCAAACAGAACATGTGGGGCTGGATGGCAAACACTATTTGGTCACACACGGTGATCTATTTGACGGCATCACTAGACTGGCACCATGGTTATCATTCCTAGGTGATAAAGCCTATGATTTTGTCTTAGCCGTCAATAGCAAATACAACTGGATACGACATCGTCTAGGCTTTGGCTACTGGAGTCTCAGCAAATATCTCAAAGGACGAGTCAAGAAGGCCGTGGACTTCATGTTCCAGTTTGAACGAAACCTAGCTGCCTACTGTAAGAAGCGAGGCTTTGATGGTGTCATCTGCGGACACATACATCACGCAGAAATCAAAGACATAGATGGTATAACATACATGAACGACGGCGACTGGGTTGAGTCCATGACTGCTCTAGTCGAACATTGGGACGGCCGTTGGGAAATAGTTACATGGACTAAACAGAATGACAAAGACGATACTGATAATAACAGACAACCTGCCGGAACAGATTAATGGCGTGGTTACCACTTACAAAAATATTGAAGCGTGTGCGACTCTGGACGGTTATAACATTGTGGTGCTTCATCCCGGGTGGTTCCGCTACATTGATTGCCCTTTCTATAACGAAGTCAAACTTGCCTATCCCCGGGCGTTGGGCAAGAAGATTGAGGAGATACGTCCGGATCATATCCATATCGCCACAGAGGGTCCTCTTGGTCTGTGGGCTAGAGCATATCTTTCATTGGATACTAGCTATTCTGGGCGTAGGTACAATACTGCTTACCATACTAAGTTCCCTGAAGGTCTAAAGAAACTCTTAGGTATCCCCGAATGGATCACGTGGCTGTACATACGTTGGTTCCATAAACACGCAGGCAAGGTCTTGACCACTACAGATACCATGGTGCGAGAGCTACACGCACACGGATTAGAAATGCCCATAGTGCCTTGGACACGCGGTGTTGATCGTGACATATTCAATCCCAGCTCTAGGACGACCACACAGTGTACCAAACCCTTGATGGTCTGTGTCAGCCGAGTTAGCAAAGAAAAGAATCTAGAAAAGTTCTTTGAACTGGATCATCCTGGCACCAAGATCATGGTAGGCGGCGGTCCTATGTTGGAAACCTACAAACGGAAATATCCTGATGTACATTTCGTAGGGCCAAAAACTGGCAAAGATCTTGCCAAATATTTTGCCAATGCTGATGTGTTTGTGTTCCCTAGTCGTTGGGAAACGTTTGGATTGGTCATGATAGAAGCCATGGCCTGCGGTACACCTGTTGCTGCCTATCCCTGCCAAGGACCACTCGATGTCGTGGAAGAAGGTGTCACGGGCTGTATGAACGAAAGTCTAGAACAGGCCGTACAAGATGCTCTCAAGCTGGATCGCGATCGAGTATTAGAAGGCAGCTATCGTTGGACCTGGGAACGAGCCTGGGAAATCTTTAAAATCAATTTGGTCTAATCGCTCAAAACGTAGTATTGGGTCTTGACGGGCCCACAGTTTAGCTATACACTATACAAGCATTAACTAACTTCGAAAGAGCGAAATGACTTACTTTCTCAAATCAGGCAATACCTATCGTGTTTCTAAGAAAGAAGCACTGGATCTACGCGAAACTCTTCCTGCTGGCAACTATGTCATCAAGAAGAACGAACTGACCGGTGAGCTTTTCTTAGAAGCTATCGATAAGTTTGAGATCAAGGGCAAGGTCTACGGTGACACTACTAAACGTGCGGATCGTATCCTTTATTCTTTTAACGATCGTCCTGCGACCACTGGTGTGATGCTTACTGGCGAAAAGGGTTCTGGTAAGACCCTGCTGGCCAAGATGCTGTCAGTCAAAGGCTACGACCAAGGCATCCCTACTATCGTTATCAATCAACCTTGGTGTGGTGAATCTTTCAATGCTTTTATCCAAAGCATCGAGCAGCCTGTGATCGTTGTGTTCGACGAATTCGAAAAGGTCTACGATGAGCAAGAACAGGAAATGATGCTGACTTTGCTGGATGGTGTGTACCCAACCAAGAAGCTGTTTGTGTTGACCTGTAACGACAAGTGGCGTGTTAATCAACACATGCGCAATCGTCCTGGTCGTATCTTCTACAGCCTAGAGTACAAAGGTCTTGAAGCAGAGTTCATCCGTGAATACTGCGAAGACAATCTCAATGCCAAAGAACATATCGATCGTATCATCGGTATCGCTGGTACGTTTGATCAGTTCAACTTTGACATGCTGAAAGCATTGGTTGAAGAAATGAATCGCTTTGGTGAAACACCTCAAGAAGCTATGACCATGCTCAACACCAAACCAGAATACAGCAGCGAGTCTCGTTATAAGATCAAACTGCTGGTTAATGGTGAGGAAGTTGGCGATGCTGACTTCGAAGATAAAGAGTGGCATGGTAACCCGCTGAACAAGCGTGTGCGTATTAGCTACAAGAGCTACTCACCAGATCCTGAAGCAGATGGTGACTGGGATTGGGACACGCTGACCTTCGAGCCTCAACAGCTCAAGAAGATCGATGACAATGGCAATAAGTATGTGTTCGCTAACACAGATGGCGCACAGCTGGTATTGACCAAAGTCAAAGAACAAAGCTACCGTTACTGGGACGCTTTCTAATTAAATAAAAACATGGGGGTGAAAGTCCCCCAACTAACTTAAAGGAAAAACAAAATGAAATAGATTGAATATGCTTGTAAGGACGTAGTGTTCCATTTTAACAAAAAACACTTAGAAGACCAAACCATACCCATGTGGGTCTTAAAATTTCATGGGGAGACGTTATACGTCAATCATGTGGATTGTTCAGTTCCTTGGAGTACTAAGGAAACACCTGATAACAGTCATACAAAAGGTAGTATCAAAGTCAAAGATGTTTTATTACAAATTGACGATGAAAACAACGCTACTATTAAAACTCTCACACTCGTAGACAAATACAGACTTCGTAATCAGAAGTTGGGTATCACACGAGTCATGTTTAGTCCCCACAGCGCCTTTCATAAGGCCCTACAGAAAAACGAGTTCAAACACAGTCCATTTAAGACTATCATAGGTCGTTGTTCTAGTTCGTTCATTATCTGTGATCTGCTGAACAAGTCTGATATCACTATAGCAGCGTTGAAGTATACTGATAAGTTCCGTATCGTCAAACCAAACGAAAGTTACTTTACTGAGTATGACGAAATCAAAGGAGATAACATTCCTGTAGATTACGGACATCCTAGCACACCTTACGAGTACAGTTGATCGGTTCAAAAATAGGGCTGTAAAGGCCCTATTTTTATGGCTAGACCCATTAAATATGTATATGGCCTGGGAGCAATGTCATGGATCCAGTGACCCTATTTGCCCTAGCCAACGGAGCGGTTAGTGCCGTTAAGGCGGGGTGTAAACTTTATAAAGATATAAAAAGTGCTGCTGGGGACGTTAAAGACGTCCTCAAGGATCTGGACGCCCAATTCCATAAAGCCTACGAAGGCAAAGGCAAAGCACCCCCTCCCGAAGCTGTCAAGCAACTAAAAGAAGAAAAAGCCCGTGTAGTCGAGCTTAATAAAAAAGCCAACAACAATGAACAATCTAACATCTATACAGAAATCGGCAACGAGCTGGGCAAGTACTACGACAATTATTACAAATGTCAAGCGATATTCGAAGAAGAAGAACGACGCAGTCGTACTGAAGCTTACCACGGCGATGACAGTCTAGGCAAACGTGCTTTACAAAGAGTCTTGATGCGCAAACAGCTAGAGCAAATGGGCACAGAGCTGCGTGAAATTATGGTCTATCAAAGCCCACCAGAACTTGGCGCACTCTATACAGAAGTAGAAGAAATGATGAAAGTCATGGGTAAAGAACAAAAAGCTGCCATGGCTCGAGAAATACAACAATATCAAAGAGAAGAACGCAGACGACAAATTAGAAAAGAACAGTTAACCAAACAGTTTACAGTAGGTATAGGCATCATGATAGTGATATTTGTCACTATGTTCATGTTCATGTATGTCATAGATTATAGACAAGAGCGTTTTCCTGATTTAGGTAATTGCCCTATGCCAAAAGGATCTTGGCTATACAAAAAATGGACTAATACTATTTGGGCTACCTGTGAATAAAAGCTCTTGACAGAATATAAATAAACCTGCTACAGTGTAGCACTATTGCTGTATGAAGCGATGAAAAAGGTGTTCTGGACGCCGGGGCAGTACCGGCCAGGTCCACCAAAAGCACAGAGGTTAGAGATGATTTTTTTACTTTGGAATTGGTTTGCTTACTCGAATCAAGATTCGGGTGATCTAAGTAGACACCGTAAACACACTACATTGTATGAAGATCTCTGTATGTGATCTGTGTTTTTGATGGGCCTGAATTAGGTTCGACAGGGCAATGAGTATCAGAGTGGACAGCAGGGTAGGCGATGACCCTAAATCAAGCAAACAAACTAGACGCAAACGACAACGTTTACGCACTAGCTGCCTGAACAAGGTAAGCAGGGGCTGGTAAGCCTGGCAACAGAAACTTCCAAGATAGGCTACTTCGGTAGCCTATCTCTTTTATGACAGAAAAGGAGAAAGAAATGTCATATTGGGGGTATCATTTGATTTTGGACTGCGGAGATTGTAATGTAGACGCTATCCAAGACTACAATACGATCTATAATTTTACCAAGCAGTTGGTCAAAGACATTGACATGGTAGCTTTTGGTGAACCTCAGATCGTGAATTTTGGCACTGGTAATAAAGCCGGTTACACATTGGTACAGCTGATCGAAACCAGCAACATCTGCGCACACTTTGTTCCAGATGACGGCAAGGGTGGCAATGCTATGTATCTGGATGTGTTTTCCTGTAAAACATACGATGACCAAACTGTAATCGATTTGGTTAGAAAGTATTTTGGTGCTAAGACTATACGTCCATCATATCTAACTAGACAGGCGTGATCTGCCAGTTTTATGGCAGTCTTAGACCGTTAATGATATATAAAATCGTGTGTCGCTAAAAAGCGTACACGATTTTTTATCTATAAGGAAAAACAATGAAGAAATTTGTATTGGCATTTTTGCTCGCTTCAGGTCTTTCTTCAGCTGCTATGGCAGCAGAAGTTGGCGTTCGCGGCAGCTATGATTGGGGCTCAAACCCAGAACGTGGTGGCTATGGTGTAACATTGGGACAGAAGTTCGGTCCAGCAGGTGTGGAACTTGGTTTTGATCGTTATACTAAGAACGAAGATTTGAACAAGTGGAGCGTGGTGGGTTCATACGATGTTCTAACAGTGAACAACGCTACTTTCGCAGTCAAGGCCGGTGGCGCATATCTAGATCCATCAGTTTCAAAGAACGGTTATGCTGCTTTGGTTGGCGCAGGAGTTACTATTCCTGTAACCAAATCATTGGCCGCTACAGTTGACTACCGCTATCAAATTGGACAAGATCGTGTTAGTCAATTCGACGGCAGTTCTGTTCTCGCTGGTTTCAAGTATTCATTCTAATTCTTGATATTGAAAAGGGCTGCTTCGGCGGCCCTTTCTCTTGACTAATTTTCCTATTTGTTATAAACTGTAACAAAACTTGTAGGAGAATCTCATGTCGATGCATTTGGTTGGTCCCTGGTTATCAACTACCAGTACCAAGAAACGCAAGCATATCAAATTTAAAAGCGCAGAGCACAAGCGCAAGTACGAGGAAGAACGAGCAGAATGGGAAAAGCTAGTCAAGAAATATGGCATAGACAAGCTGCCCAAAACTACCAAATCCAAAGATACTTTCAAACCTACTGAAAGCTATCGTAGAGAAACTCCGCATATCCCTAGCTTAGATCCTACCAATATGGCTCCTTGCCTCAAGAAGGAAAGCCACAAATATACAGGTACGTTGATCAAGGGTATAGCCACGATGCACAAGAGCAATGCGGTTCCTGTGCTTAACGATGAACAGGCTATAGAAATTTCCAAAATGCGCAGAGGTTGACAACTACTGTTGAAAAACTGTATAATATGCGTATATTAAGTAAAAAAACAGTCAAAATCGACCTATATACTGGACGATCAGGACTAATTACTTTAAATATTATGCGGAAGAAACTCCGTGTAGCAATGAGCAAGGTGTTAGCAGGTAACTGCGAAACATCAAGCGATAGGGATCTTCGGAAGATTCCATCGTTGACAACTGGTATTGGTACATATGATCATCTGATAGCAAAGATGAAAGTGTGCCCGAGAGAGTATGCCAAAGATCGGTCCGAGGTCCGTGAAAATTCTCTGTCCATATGTCAACGCATCGGTACGCTCAAAAAGTGTTACCGATTTTTTGTTTCCGATAGTGACGATATAGTTCACACCTGTATTTTAAGTGTGAATTAAACAATAACATAGGAGGTTATTTTATGGATAAAATCATTAGGATAGGAGCCGCTGCCCTAGGGTTTTTTGTAGTATTTTGTATCGTGTCTTCAGTGACACAGGCCAAGATGTTAAAGCTCAAGGAAAGCAATGCCCAAACTACTGATGTAGTCACAGTAAAGACCAGAGAAAAGCAACTGGACTGTTTGGCCATCAACATCTACCGAGAAGCCGGTGGTGAATCATTCGAAGGCAAGGTCGCAGTAGCACAGGTCACGATAAACAGGACAGAGTCGGGTAAGTTCCCTAAAGACATTTGCTCTGTGGTTTATCAAAAGAATGTCATAATGGAAAAAGTCGTATGCCAATTTTCTTGGGCATGTGGTCCAGATCATCTGAGAGCCCCAGTCAAGAATGACGCATATCGCGAAAGCTATGAAGTAGCCAAGAAGGTGCTTCTGGAAGGTTTCCGTTTAGACATGCTCAAGCAGGCATTGTATTATCATGCCGATTATGTTAACCCAAGGTGGCCTTTTGAAAAGATCGGCAAAGTCGGTCAACACGTTTTCTATAAGGCACCGTTCTTAGGAGAAACAAATGGATCTTAAATCTCTAAAATTTGATTTTGATTTAGAGAAGTTCCGTAACAACATTAGTGAAACATTTTCACATATTTCAGCAGAGACTTTGGGATGGGTCGCTATTTTGCTACTACACGCATCCACTATACCCAGTCTACTTGCTGTGATGAGCGGCTTGACTGATAGGATGCCGCCAGTGGACATCGTTCTTTTAGTATGGACTGGCTTAACACTGTTATTCATCCGAGCAGCCATCCAAAAAGACATGCTTAATTTAATTACTATAGGTGTTGGTTTTATCGTCCAATCAGCACTTATGGCATTTATATTCTTTAAGTAATTTGGTAAACACCACTATTGACTTCGGTTGGTAGTGGTGTTATCATTTAAGCTATCAGTAATTCACACAGAAAGGCACAAATGAAAAAGGCACTATTAATGGTACCAGTACTGGCTGCGTTGACAGCTTGTTCCACCATGAAAGAAATCGAAGAACGCAAGACTTATGCCCAACCGAGTTGGTATTCCGACTGCGCACAAGAAGGTGTCAAAGGTTGGTTCTGGTGGTCTAAAGATTATGTCTATGCCTGTGGTGCTGGCGAATCAACATTTTCGCAGGCAGCAGAAGAACAGATGGACGCTATCGCGATGAATAACTTTGCCAAGCGTATCAACGGCACAGTTAATTCCGAAACTGTTATCGATATCAAAGACGACAAGAAAACTACTCGTACTATGATTAGTTACAAAGTCGATAATACAGCCATCCGCAAACACGTTAAGACTGAAAAAGGTCATTTCACTATGAATGGACGTCATTACACGTTTGTTCGTTTAGAAATGCCCAAGGATACATTCGAACAATTGGTCACCGAAGCTAAAGCCAAAGGCCAATAATGAATCCTTATCGATTGAAAGAGATCTTTTGGGTGGTGATCGCACTACTCTATTGTATTCTATTTCTGATCCTTGGGGGTTGTTCTTCGGTACCTCAATCAAAGATGTCTCCGGCTATGGCGGAACCTCAGTTTTGTTATACCAAAAAAACTATAGAGGTACAAGACGATGAACAAGTGTCAAGTCGGACTGTAGTAGAATGCGATGACGATCGAGTTGGCAGAGTGGCTATCAAGCGAGCTGGGTTGGCACAGAATTGTGGTGTTTATAACTATTGGATGAAACGCGGAAATGACATTGTTTGGAAAAAAGGCGTCAGTTGTTTCAAGCCTGATGGTACTTGGGAAATTATTGATACTGACTTTCGCTAGTTCAACTGCGTTGGCTGGTGAACCGTTCAAGTATGATTCTACCCTAGTAAACAGGCCAGCTGATCTTTCATTTGGTTGGTTTAAAAAACTGGATGAAGATCAAGAAACGGCCTATGTTTCATCTATGGTACATGCCTTGATGTATGCGGATAACGGTCAAAGAGTAGAATGGTATAAAAACGGTGCTTATGGGTTTGCTGTGCCAGTTTATACTAAATCTACAGGGGGTGGCTATTGTAGGCGCATACAGGCCTATGTATATGCTTTTAATCAGGAAAGGCAATTTAGCGAAACTGCCTGTTATACTAATTTCAACGACAGTTGGAGATGGGTAGTTGAGTAATAAATATACAACGATGAAAATAAGAATCACAGATAAAATAATTGCCTATTTGACTCTATTAAGCGGCCTTAGCATCAGTGCTGTGGCCGTTTATTATTCTGTGGCGGGATTGGTATCTATATTTGCTGCCGCTGCTGTACCTATTATGGTCATGGGCATCACACTGGAAGTCAGCAAACTAATAGCCACTGTATGGCTAAAGCAGAATTGGTCTATAGCACCTAAATTAATCAGAGCCTATTTAATGATAGCGGTATTCACGCTGATGTTGATTACCTCTATGGGTATTTTTGGATACCTTTCAAAGGCACATCTTGATCAAGCAGTGCCAACTGGTGACGTAGCCGCAAAAATTGAACTGATCGACGAAAAGATAAAAACACAAAGAGATAACATCTCTACCGCTCAGGCTGCTATCAGGCAAATGGATAATCAAGTCAACGAGATGTTGAGCCGTAGTACCGATAATAAAGGTACAGAACGTGCTGTTCAGATTCGACGTAACCAAGCCAAGGAAAGAGAAAAGCTAGCAGCAGATATTGGTAGAGCCCAAACAGAAATAGCCAAGCTCAACGAAGAACGAGCTCCTATAGCCAAAGAGCTTCGCAAAGTAGAAGCCGAAGTTGGACCTATCAAATATATTGCTGCCTTGATATATGATACCAACCCCGGCCCCGAACTGTTAGAAAAAGCAGTACGTTGGGTTATCATATTGATCGTGTTCATCTTCGATCCTTTGGCCGTGGTGTTGCTACTGGCCAGTCAATACAGCTTCAGTTGGTTTAGAAAACGTGAAGATGAAGAATTTGAACAAGAATTAGAAAAGAAACGAGCAGTCGCAGAAGCACTAGATAAGAAAGAAGATCTGCCAGTGCCTACGACTATAGTTCCTGTAAACCTAGACAATGAAGATGCCGACAACGATGTTGTAGTTGTTAAAGAAGATCATACCCAATCATGGCCTCCAGTTTCTGACAAATGGCCGTTTCCGGTAGCTCAACGTCCGGATGAAGAAAAAGAACCTGAGATTACAGCTGACAGTTTGAATCCTGTTGACCAATGGAACAAACTGATAGCAGAAGCTGAAAAAGCTGCCGAAGAAGAAAATAAAAAACTAAAAGAAGAAGATCCTATCGAAGAAGAAGGCGATACCGAAGAACTAGTAAAAGCCAAGACACAGTGGAAACAGGATCATCCCGATGACAGCCTCAAACATCAAAGACAACTGCTAGAGCTTGGTGTTATCAAAGTTCTACCTTGGACAGTACCGCCATATTTTGATCCAACTCCTACTGGTTTACAGATCATACCTGACCTCGAAGAAGATCTAAAAAAAAAGATCTGACCTACATTGAAAAAATAGGCAAGGATCAAATAACTAAAACTGTTTCTTATGTACAAAATGCCGAGCAAGGTAACAGCACTATATGGGCTAAATTGAACAAGAACGCCGAAACTGTTCGATTCCAATATCTTAATAATCTATACGGCTATCTAAACAATGACAAGATTGATGCTTACGAATTTCCTGAAGTAGAAGATGAAGAATATAAACGTATAGTAGGCATGATTATACAATTAAGAAATAGGTTGATTACTCCAGATGATCTCAACAATGACGATCTAGTCACTATCGTAGAAATATTAGCCAAGATATGATTACTATAGTAACACCGCCAGATAACAACCTAGGAGACGAATTTAAGATACTCTTAGTAGGGCTTACCGCGGAACAAACGGATACTGCTAGCAAAGCACTGTTAGATCACGAAGGTCCAGATATCATAGTCTATATGTGGACACAAGGCGAAACACATTGGCTCTTAGATAAAAAGCTCAAGAGCGATCTTATCGTATTCAATGCCGAACACGATGACCAAATAGTAGTGGGATATATGGCTGCTCAATTAAATGCTTATTATTTTGGTAATCTCAGATCTTTGAACAGTATTAACAAACGTGTATTATATACACAGTCAGATTTTTCTGATATTCTAAGGAGAACTATTAACTCACATGAGTAAACATTTTAACAACGGCGACTTTCCTAAGAAAGGTACCAAAGTCTATCTCAGAGAAGGTGAGCCTATCGAACGAGCTTTAAAGAAGCTCAAAAACAAAGTCAATGACGCTAAGATTTTTGATGCTCTAAGAGAAAAAGAGCATTACGTGAAACCGTCCGAACGCAGGAAGAAAGCCAAATCGGCTGCTGTGGCAAGATGGAAGAAATTCCTAAAAAGCCAAGATCTACCAAAAAGAATGTATTGACAAATACTTAAGAAAGGTGTTATAATAATATCATGAATACAGATATCATGATAGACCTTGAAACATTGGCCACATCACCTGATGCGGCCATTCTCACAATTGGTGCTGTTCGTTTTGATCCATTTGGTATGGATCTTAAAGAGCCCAAGATGGATAGTTTTTATGTCAAGGTTGACATAGACACCTGTCACAATATTGGATTGACGACCAGCGATGCTACACTAGATTGGTGGGCATCACAATCCCCAGAAGCACAAGCAGAAGCGTTCGGAGCAGAAGGTCGCATAGCTATTCACGAAGCTATGAATCAGCTGTATAAATTCTGTTGGGGTGCTAAACGTGTTTGGAGTCACGGTGCTGGCTTCGATGTCGTTATCTGCGAAAATATCTTTAGAAAGCTCAATAAGGCTATTCCCTGGAACTTTTGGCAGGTACGTGACACACGTACACTTTATGACCTCGGCTTAGAATTCGATAGGCCGCAGGTACTCAAACATCATGCTCTACATGATGCTTATAGTCAAGCAGTAGGCGTACAAAACATCATCCGTAAATTGCGTGGTTCTACTACCTACGACGGACAGATGATACAACCATTCAAAGAGTTCAAATGAAAAAGTTTTTATCTTGGTTCCAGCAACATAGACAGACTATCGGTTATACTATTGGTGCGTTAAACGCACTGACAGGAGTAGCCAACATCGCGATAGGTCATTTCTTAGAAGGAATTTTCTGGGTCGTGATCGGGACAGCTATCATCGTAGATACAAAATACTTCAAATGATGGGTTGATCGATGAGAATCGAAGACGAAATTAAACTTGATTTCAGCGACGTGCTGATTAGACCAAAACGCAGTACTCTAGCAAGCCGTAAAGAAGTAGATCTAACTCGCACATACAAATTTAAACACAGTGGGTTTGAATGGACTGGTGTACCGGTTATGGCATCCAACATGGATGGAGTCGGTACTATTGAGATGGCTCGGGCATTGTACAAGCATCAGCTGTTTACCTGTTTGGTCAAAAGCTACGCAGAAGATGATCTATATGAACTAGCAAGTAAATTTGGCGGAAACTATTTTGCTGTTAGCACAGGTACCAGTGACGCCGATTTCAATAAGCTGAAAAGAATCTTAAATTCTTACCCCGAAGTACACTTTATCTGTATAGACATAGCTAATGGATATAGTGAACATTTTGGTGACTATGTTGCTAGAGTAAGAACAGAATTTCCTAAAGCAACAATTATCGCAGGTAATGTAGTTACCGCTGATATGACACAGGAGTTGATTCTACGTGGCGCAGATATTATCAAAGTTGGGATTGGGCCAGGAAGCGTATGTACGACTAGGGTTCAAACTGGTGTTGGGTATCCTCAGCTTTCCGCTATTATTGAATGTGCTGATGCTGCTCATGGCCTTGGCGGACACATCATTGCTGATGGAGGATGTACCTGTCCTGGAGACATCGCAAAAGCTTTTGGTGCTGGCGCTGATTTTGTCATGCTTGGCGGTATGCTAGCAGGGCACGATGAGGGCGGTGGCACAGTAGAAAACGATATGGTAACATTTTATGGAATGAGTTCAGATACTGCTATGAACAAACATCACGGTGGTGTTGCTGAATATCGTAGTAGCGAAGGACGTACAGTTAGTATTCCATATCGCGGAGCAGTAAAAGACACAGTACTAAATATTCTAGGCGGGTTGCGTAGTACCTGTACATATGTTGGCGCACCCACGCTAAAACAGCTTTCAAAGTGTACTACATTTATTCGTGTCAGTAGACAAATAAATGATGTATTTCTGAGATAAATAAATTTGTTACGGTGCCCAGGTGGGGCTGTAACAGGGGCAGTTGCCCAAAACTTACTCGCTTATTAAAGGAGAAAACGATGAGTAAAATCATAGGTATCGATCTAGGTACCACTAATTCATGCGTTGCTATTATCGAAAGCAACATTCCAAAAGTAATCGAAAACAGCGAGGGTGCTAGAACTACACCGTCTATTATCGCTTATAGTGATGACGAAGTCCTAGTAGGAGCACCAGCTAAACGACAAGCTGTAACAAACCCTAAAAATACTCTATATGCTGTCAAGCGTTTGATTGGACGCAAGTTCAAAGAAGATGCTGTACAGAAAGATATCGACTTGATGCCGTTTGAGATCATGGAATCTAAGAATGGCGATGCTTGGGTAAAGGCTAACGGAAAAGAATTGGCTCCTCCACAAGTATCAGCAGAAGTTCTGCGCAAGATGAAAAAGACCGCAGAAGACTATCTCGGTCATGAAGTCACCCAAGCAGTTATTACTGTACCTGCGTACTTCAACGACAGCCAACGCCAAGCTACTAAGGACGCTGGCAAGATCGCAGGACTAGAAGTACTGCGTATTATCAATGAACCAACAGCAGCCGCACTGGCCTACGGTGTTGACAAAGCAGACAAGCGTGATCGTAAGATTGCGGTCTACGACTTAGGTGGTGGTACATTTGATATTTCAATCATCGAAATCGCTAACGTCGACGGCGACAAGCAAATCGAAGTGTTGTCTACAAACGGTGACACATTCCTGGGTGGTGAAGACTTTGACCAACGTATCATGGACTACCTAGTAGATGAGTTCAAAAAAGAAAGTGGTATCGATCTCAAGAAAGACACATTGGCGCTACAGCGTTTGAAAGATTCAGCTGAAAAGGCCAAGATCGAACTGTCTAGCAGTTCACAAACTGAAGTCAACTTGCCATACATCACAGCTGATGCTTCAGGTCCTAAGCATCTAAATGTCAAGATCACTCGCGCTAAGTTTGAAGCATTAGTTGACGATTTGATCAAACGTTCTCTAGAACCTTGTAAGACCGCTATGAAAGACGCGGGTGTAAGTGCCAGCGACATTGACGAAGTTATCCTAGTCGGTGGTCAGACACGTATGCCTAAAGTACAAGAAGCAGTTGAGAAACTGTTTGGTAAAGCACCACGTAAAGATGTCAATCCAGACGAAGCAGTAGCAGCTGGTGCTGCTATCCAAGGTGCCGTACTAGGTGGCGATCGCACAGACGTTCTATTGCTAGACGTTACACCATTGAGTCTTGGTATCGAAACCATGGGCGGTGTGTTTGCTAGATTGATCGACAAGAACACTACTATTCCTACCAAGAAGAGTCAGATCTTTAGCACAGCAGAAGATAATCAACCTGCTGTTACTATTAAGGTATATCAAGGCGAACGTGATTTGGTACAATACAATAAGATGTTGGGTGTGTTCAATCTAGAAGGTATCGCCCCTGCTCCTAGAGGTATTCCGCAGATTGAAGTGACCTTTGATATCGATGCTAATGGTATCATGAACATCGGTGCTAAAGACAAAGGTACTAACAAGGAAGCCAAGATCACTATCAAAAGCGATAGCGGTCTAAGCGAATCCGAGATCCAGACGATGATCAAGGAAGCAGAAGAAAACGCCGAGAGCGATAAGAAACAACGTGAACTTATCGAAGCTCGCAACAGTGCTGAAGCTTTGATTAACTCTACCAAGAAAGATTTGGAAGAACTCAAAGATCAGTTGACAGCTGATGATATCACTAAGTTAGAAGAAGCTGTCAAGGCAGCAGAAGACTCATTAGGCTCCGACGATAAAGAAACTATCGGCGAAAAGGTCAATGAAATCTACGCTGCTTCTAAACCTCTGTTTGACGCCAAAGCCAAGAAAATGGAAGACAGCCAAAAAACAGAGGATAAGAAAGACGATAATGTGGTTGACGCAGAGTTCAAGCAGACTACATAATCGTATAGTGCGGTGCCCGGGTGGGGCCGCACATAACGTTCTTGCTTATTAAAGGAGAAAACTATGAACGCATTAAATAGATTTGACGCAAACGCTCTTAATAGGGCTCTAATTGGTTTTGATACAATGTTCGATCAACTCGAACGTCGTTTCGCTAACCAAATCCAAAACAATTATCCACCTCACAATATTATCAGGACTGGTGAAAACACCTACGCCATCGAAGTGGCTGTAGCTGGCTTTGCCAAGAATGAAGTTTCAGTCACCATCGAAAATAATGAACTTTCGATCAAGGGCGAAAAGGTAGATACCGTCGTAGACGAAAATATCCAGTATCTACATCGCGGGCTAGCTAGTCGCGATTTTGTTCGCGTGTTCCCTCTTGCTGAACACATCGAAGTTAAAGGTGCCGAAATCAAGGACGGAATTCTCACAGTTAAGTTGGAGCGAATCGTCCCTGAAGAACTGAAACCACGTGTTATCGACGTAGTGGAAGTCAAGTAAATAGTAAAACAGAGGGAGGGGAAACTCTCCCTCACCATGGAGCCTAAAATGACAACTGATATTCAAATTGATCAAAAGATTAAAATCGAAATTTCACCTCCTAAGTACTGGAAAGTGATTTTTCTGAATGACGATCAAACGCCAATGGAATTCGTAATTGACGTTCTAAAAACTATTTTTAGGCACGACGAAGGCAAAGCACGTGAACTAACTTTAGAAGTACATGAATCTGGTTCTGCTGTAGCAGGTGTTTATACATATGAAATCGCAGAACACAAAGGTACTGAAGCTAGTAGAGCTGCTTTAGAAAATGGATTTCCTCTACAGATTCGTGTAGAAGAAGAATAATTTTTCGGCCACCGTCCAGGCTCACTAAATACCTTGACATTTAGGAGACAGCATGAGCCTTAAAGAACTCACACAAGAAAAACACAAAGACGCAGAACGTACCGCTTTTGCTAAATTGTTACTAAGCGGTTCTATTGATAAAGAACAATATGCCAACTATCTTTTACAGATGTTGGAAATCTACAGCGTGTTAGAATACCACGCTGCCAATCATGGGTTGCTTACAGACCTAACAGGTCTACCTAGATCAAAAGCTATCTATGAAGATCTAATCGAACTATCAGAAGATGGTACAGGTCGAGTGTTACAGGCAACAGTAGACTATGTTAGCTATCTACATCAATTGGCTGAAACTAATCCTAACAATCTAATGGCTCACTTGTATGTCCGCCACATGGGTGATCTATATGGCGGCCAGATGATAGCTAAAAAAGTACCTGGTAAAGGTAAGTTTTATCAGTTCACAGACAAAGACGGACTCATAGCCAAGATTCGTGCCAAACTAGACGACAGTATGGGTGACGAAGCCAACGTAGCATTTGATCACGCTATCAATATCATGAAGGAACTAAATGAGTCAAGTTTGGTCCACGCTGATTGATATTCAGCATTTGCTAGAAGAAAGGTTTAATGCCACAGGAACCGAGATCAACGAACCAGGAATGGATAGGTTTAATCAGCCTGGTTGGGTTAATCGTGTGTGGACTTCTGATGTTTATCGTCGTGCTCACATCGATGTGGTAGATGCTCGTGAAACTCGCAGCCTATGGATGATGCACTGCTGTATATTTCCCCACACACATAATCCTGCTCCTATATGGGGTTTTGATGTAGTAGCTGGTAAAAACAAAATCACGGGCTGTTTCCACGACTACTCGGCAGCAGGAGACAAACATCATCCTATGATGGATTGGTTTGGCGATTATGTCAGTAATCTAGAATGGCGCAAGGTACGTGAATTACCTGACTGGGCACAGCGTATATTCAGCCCACATATGGTGGCTGCTAGCAATATACAAGCAGAAGAAGAACTAGAACAGATCACACAGATGGCCCGAGATACGCTAGAACACTATCTTAGCACAGTAGCTGAAACTAATAACACCCACGCAGATACCACAGAATATCAAAATTACTATGCTATAAATCAAAAGCAAAACCCGCATACACCGCGTGTAATGGCTAGTTTAGGGTTAGATGAAGAAGATGTACGTGTTTTTATCCAAGATTGCCTGTTCCCAGAGATTCGATAAATATTAAACTATGAGATTTTTCGAATTCAAACTTCCCAGTGCTAACTCACCTCTTTTAAACAAGATCGTAAGCTCTATTACAGATCTTGTAAATTCTGCTAAAAAACTGCCCGAAAATGATCCAGCACGTAAAGAAGCCGACGATCTCATTAATTCTCTTAAAAATAAAGCAGGTATAACAGAATCCGATGCTATTTCAGAATTAGAACATGATATGATTGTTGCCATAGCCAAAGCATTGATTTCGACAGGAAATCAACAGGCAACATTAAGTTTGATTGATATAGAAAAAATCAAGAAAAATATCGAAGTACAACAAAAAACTAAAAAGGTAGCACAAGCACATCAAGAGCTTGGTAAACAGCAATACGTAAAATCTCAAGAAACTGATACTAGCGATCTTGACGAGATAGGAGCAGCGATCGAGAAAAAATTAGGAACACCTAAAGGATGGACTAAATCTAAAATCATTAATCCTTTATTGTCTGTAGGAATTGACAAAGAACTACTTTATGTGTTTCTAGATCAATGTGCGTCCGGCACGGCTATGAATTGGAATTTCAACGATGGAATTCACCCTATCACTGATTTTAAATCGTTAATGTCTGACGAATCTAAAGAAATATTTTCTAACAAACAAGCTAAAGATATTCTTTTAACAGCCAGGTGGTCAGAAGCCGGCGGCGAAGGCGACGGAGAAGTGATGATAGGATTACTAGCAGATGCTAGCCATCCAGAGAAAGGTGATATCACAGTCAAAGGTGTTCCTTATGAAGTCAAAGCCACAGGATGGAGATTTAACAAAAAAGGCGATGTTAGTGGTACAGAAGCATGGTTAGATGCTGGTCCTTACTCGTCTAATATCGAAGGTGTTAAAGCTATCTTTAAGAAATTAATTAATGCCAGGGGTATTACTGCTTCTGAAGAAAATATAGCATTAGCTGATTTTAGAAAAGCAGGAACACAAAGTCTTAAACAGATAATGTCTCGTGTTAAAGATCCTGTTGATTTAATGTCGTCTTTACATTCTGCTGTGTTCCCTAATGCTGATAAAAATCAAATCAAACAGGCTTCTGAAAATATTGTAGCATCACAATATGATTACAGAGTATCGGCTAAGGAACAGGGATTACTAGCTATGGCAGAATATGCTGCCGAGCATGACAATTTTGGTTTTGTTTTTATCGATAAAACTAATTTTAGTGGAATGATTTCTAAAAACGCAGTAGGAGAAAGTGAAGCATTTACATTTAGTTCTCCTATGACTATGTCAACAGCCAAAACCACAGATGCTACAACTACTACTAAGAAAAGAAAAGCTAGTCCAGGAATAATGACTGGTTCTAGAGCACAAGCACAAAAGACTCTAGGTTGGCAATCTAAAAGACAACCAGCACAACCAGCAGTATCTACAGCGTTAGCTAATGATCCAAAAAAGGGATTTTATTCTAAGTACGACAAAGCTACTATGGATCAAATCCTAACAACTTTTAAAGATAGAAAACAATTAGTCGCCGATTACAAAAGTTTAACTCTGCCAGAGTTTGAAAAGAAGTATGTAGAACCCATACTTCAACCTAAACTTATATAATCTTTTCCCAAGAAATATATTCAGGATCTGTAAATTCCTGTAGACGTGCTGTAGGATTTGTCTTGAACATGCCGCTGGCATATCTCACATAAACATCTAGCAGTGCGTTATTCTCCGCACCAGGTTTGCCTATCTTGGCAACGAACAACTGTCCAGTACCGTCTGGATTCCCATATTTGAGATCATTAAGACTCAATTCGCCTACTTGCTCTTTAGTAGGCACGAGGTAGAGACTGTCACCGTTGGTATAGAAGTAAGGAGTGTCTGTAAACTGTAGCAGATCAACTAATAGATCACTGTTCTGTAGATGACCTTTGATCGTGGTTTCAAACTTTTCTGCTATCTCTGAAAAGTATGGTTTGATGAGATCTCTGTAAGTTTCCCAATTGGCATTAAACCAATCACCGAACACACGCTGCCATGTCTTGTTCTGTTTGAGATTACTTAAAATCTGCTCTCTAGTAAAGTCTTTGATTTTTACACCATTACTGATCTCATAACCAGTTTCTGTAGTCCTGATAAAATACTTGGCATCATCGGATGGCCATACATTGGCTACTGTGATATGATCTAGAAGATCAGTAAACACCTTGTGTTTGATAGATACCCATTGTTCGACATTGCCATATGTGACAAAGATATCTTCACCGCGTACAGTTTCCAAACCTAAAGATTTAGGTTTAAGGTTAGCCAACATCTTAGAGCCAGCTTTTACCTGTATACCGCCTGTAGCAGCATCGTGGAATCGAACGTCATATGGACCACCGGCGATATTATTACCAGCTGCCCAACTGTATTTGGTATTATTTGTAATACCGCCACGTTTTTCTAAAGTGGGTTTTTGTTGTTTGGCTGTAGCTGCCCAACTGTTGAATACTTCGGGTTCGTATGCTTTAGCCAAAAAAGTCTTTATATAACCATATACTTTGTTAGGATCATATAGCTTATCAGATGGCAGTGATTTTTCAGGTTCTAGTGGGTCGAAATTTCCGGAACCTATAAGCCCGAATAGGTAACCCACTTCGCTGTTAAATCTTACTGTGTTTGTAGATTTACGTTCTTTAGTCATATTACGTTAATTTTAGCATTATACAGATAATTTGTAAAGTCTGTTTTTAATTTATAGCCGGGATTGGGTAAATACCTATAAGAAAGATTCGTCCCGGGAGTGAACAATGTATAAAAGGATATGTATTCTTCTAGTAGCACTGACTACGTCAGCACAGGCTACAGAACTGGTACATCAATTCCAAAGTCCGGCCTTTATACCGGGCAATGGATACTCCTCTCATGTCCTAGCTATTGAGCAGCTAGAGTCGCAGCGCAAACAAAAGATCAAAGATGACGAAAAAGCAGCCATAGAAGCAGAAGCATTGGCTAAGAAAAATACGAACCTATCCAAGTTTCTAGTAAACGTAGAAGCTAGAATATATGCGCAGTTATCTAAGCAGCTAGCAGATCAGCTGTTTGCCGAAGGTGGAGCTACGAACGGCACTATGAACTTCCAGGGAACCAATATTAGTTGGGTTAAGACAGGCACAGAAGTTACTTTAACCATTATCGAATCTAATGGCAGCAAAACAGAAATAACAGTACCTATAGCGAGCTTTTCTTTCTAATGAAAAAAATATTATTGATACCGCTGCTAGCATTGGTTTTGTCTGGGTGTGCTACAGTTCACATGGAACTGGCACAGGAAGAACCTGTGGCTATACAACCAAAACAAAACCTGTATGATAAGATACCACCATTAGATGGTCCACCTATGACTGTAGCAGTGTATGGTTTTACTGACAAAACTGGACAGATGAAACCCAATGATAAATTGGCAGTTTTCAGTAAAGCGGTAACACAAGGAGCAGAAGTATTTCTTATCAAAGCTCTACAAGATACCAAATGGTTCCGTGTAGTAGAACGTGTTGGTCTTGATAATCTAATCAAAGAACGCCAGCTGATACGCAATCAACGAGAAGTATATGAAGGTAAAGATGCTAAACCATTAGCACCTATGGTAGTAGCCGGAGTGATGATCGAAGGTGGTATCATAGGCTACGACAGTAACATTAGATCAGGTGGTAATGGTGCTAGATTCTTAGGTATCGGAGGAAGCCAACAATACAGAGTAGATGAGATAGTTATATCTATGCGTTTGATCAGTGTAAACACAGGAGAAGTTATATTAACTAACTCTGTTAGTAAAACAATTTATAGCACACAGCATAATGTGGGTGTGCTACGTTTCGTAGATGCAGGTACCAAAGCAGTAGAGCTAGAAAATGGTCAAGCATTAAACGAACCAACTACTTATGCTGTTCGTGTTGCGATCGAACAGGCTGTTTATGACATGATCATGGACGGACAACGCAGAGGTTTTTGGCGTTTCAAACTTCCATTGCGTCAAACACCTCCTTTACCTGAGGAGAAAAAAGATGAGTTGGTTCAACCACAGAGCGAGACGCAGAAAGAAACCAATCCAGCCGCCGCCACAAGAGCAGCGCCTGCCGCAGAAACCAAACCAGCAGTAGTAGCAACTCCTGCTGAAACCAGATTAATAGTTACACCATCACAACAGGCACAATTAGTTGGCAAAAAAGGCAAAATGAAAGACACGATTTATGTTAGGAGAGAACCTAACGAAACTTCTACTCGAGTTTGGCTGTTTACAAAAAGCACAGTAGTAAATGTAACAGAAGAAAACGGAGAGTGGATCAAAATAGTTGCCGAGGACGGCAAGAAAGGATATGTTAAGAGAGATAGCATAACTGTAGATAGTAGTACCAACAATACTGGTCGATAAATTGGCCAAGGCGGAGCGAAATGAAAACGAGAATGACGGGTATAGGCAAACCTAGCACAATTGCCTTAGTAGCGGCAATGCTATTTTCAAGCGTAGCATTAGCCAACGATCTTTACATCGAACAATCGGGCGATGATACGGCTGTGACTATCTTACAAGACGGATCGCAGAATAAGATCGAAGGACTTACTCCTGGAGATAATGCTTATATCGGAGGTGGCGGTAACGTTGTTAATATCCAACAAGTTGGCGCTAACAACCTTATTTCTCTATCTTTGAATAACCCTAACATGGGTGGAGTGGGTACAGGTACAGCTCTTACGATAAATCAGCTTGGTAACGATAATATTTCTACTGTACAATGCGGTACATCTTTGGCTGCTACCTGTAATGCTTCAGTTATCACTCAAAACATCACTGGTAGTAGCAACGATGTAACTCAGACCTTGACAGGTGGCGGTGCTTACAGCAGCGTGGTCAATGTCACAGGCGATTGGACCAAAGTCACTCATACACAAACAGGTGCAGGAGCGCACACAGGAAACATCACCGTGAACAGCACAGCGACTTCGCTAGCTGATAAAAATAATGTATCCTTGACGCAGACAGGAGCGATAGCGAAAAGTGCCACGATCAGCAGTTCAGGAGCTAATATTAATATTTCTGTTACTCAGCACGACTAATGTCTGGGCAGGAGTAGGAACAGTAACTGAACAAACTGGTCCTACAGAAATATTTAGAGCTAAGAAATCTATACCTTCGAGCCTAAACACGGCTGTGGAAATGAATGACGCAGTTTCCACAGCCAAGGCTACTGCTCAGCTGACCTTTGAAGACAAGACTACAGTAAAGATCAACGAGCATAGCAAAATAGTCATAGATGATTTTGTCTACGATCCTAACAAAGGTTCAGGAAAACTGGCCATGAAGATGGCCATAGGCACTGCTCGCTATACGTCAGGACAGATAGCTAAAAATAGTCCACAACAGGTAGCCATCAATACTCCTACAGCCAGTGTAGGTGTGCGTGGTACTGATTTTTCTATGACTGTAGACGAGATGGGGCGCAGTCTTATCGTGCTATTACCTAGCTGCGATAAAAAAGGCTGTGTAACTGGTGCTATCGAAGTGCGCAATGAAGGAGGTGTTGTCATATTAGATGTTCCTTTCCAAGCTACCATGGTCAACACTGCTTATCAAGCACCTAGCCAACCAGTGGTAGTTAGATTAGATCAAGCTAGTATCAGTAATATGTTGATCATCAGTAAACCAGCAGAAATACAAGATGACGGTAGTGAACATAAAAAAGCTCTAAGAGAAAGAGGACTACTTGACTTTGATAAACTAGATGTAGATCTATTGAAATATACCAAGCTAGATGAAAATAAACTAGATGATAACAGAGCACTAGATCGTAACGATCTTAATGCTGACCTACTGGCTTTTTATGCGTGGAACGAGTTAGACGCACAGAATAAAACACTGTTAGCTAATGACATGGATAATAGTCTGTTACCTAACTATAATGCTGCTAGCGGCCTATTATATTATTTCAATGAAGATCAAAGCAAAGTCACGCTATACCGTGTGACTAATCATACAGCCGTAGTCACACTGCCTACTACACAAAATACTACGCTGAGTATAAACCAAGACGGCCAGCAGGTCGTACAGCAGGTAAACAAGGGTGCTACATCCACTATTACTATAACTCAAAAGTAATAGTTTAATTTTTACCGACTTATCTTTAAATAACTATACTAACCGGGAGCGAATCGGTATGAAAATTAAAAGAAGCCTTCTGGCGGTTGCCATCACCGCCTTATTGTCAGGTACGGCCATGGCGCAAAACTATGGTTTCGAGGATGGAACATTAACAGGATGGACAGTCGGTGGTGACACTGGCGCTACTCCAACAACAGGTACTGTAAATGGTTTTACAGGCACTGTTAACAATATTACACAACAAGGCATGGGAGTTAAGCTCTTAAACGGTCCTATCGCCTTCCAAGCAGGTTCACACCCAGCAGTAGGTACGCCAGGTACTGATTATTATCAACCTGCTGTTACTCCAAAGACTTGGGTATTCAGTCCTTATGGTAACTACATGGTTGGTCTACAACCTAACCAAGGACAAAGCTCAGCAGCATTTACAGCATTGGGTCTAACAAGTTCTTCTGTAGCAGCTATCAATCAAACGATCACGGATCAAAAGAACGCAGCTGGTTATGGTATGACTGGTATCACAACAGCAGCATGGATCTATCGTGATGTTGCTATGACCCCAGGAACTACTGTGAAGTTTGGTTGGAACTATATCGGTACAGACTATGTGCCATTCAATGATGGTTCTATAGCATCATTGGTCCACACAACGGACAACACCATACTAGGTACGGTCAACAACTATAATGCTCAGTATGCGTTATTAGGTTTTACTAATCCTAAGACAGGTGACTACTCAGCAGGAACATTTGGTTCTACTGGTTGGCAGATCGCTACATTCGATGTCACAACAGCAGGTACATATAAACTAGGTTTTGCTTCTTTCAACCTAGGCGACACTGCTCTTAGTCCACTACTGCTAGTAGACGAATGGCAAGGCGCTACAGTGACCTGTGTCACAGGAACTTGTACTACATTTGGTGTAGTTGCTCCTAACAACTCAACAGCACCAACAGCAGACTCAGCCGGTGGTTCGGGTTCGGGAGGCAGTGGTTCGAGTGGAAGTGGATCAGGTGGCGGATCAAGTGGTCCTACATTAGTCAACAATATCACTGGCGCGGTAACAACAGCGACTCTAGACACAGCACCTAAGTTCAACGGTGGTACACTGACAGTATCAGACGGTGACATTATTGTCAAGAACTTTACTGTGGCAACAGCTGGTGGTACGATCAACACAGGTACAGGCGCAGTATCACAGATAAACGGTGTCATCAGCAATGACGGAACAGATACCGCAGGTCCTATAACAGTAACAGGTAACGGCACACTTAAACTAAATGCTGCCAATACCTACACAGGCGCGACCACTATCGACAATGGCGCTACAGTGGTAGCACTGAACTCAAATGCTCTAGGGGGAAGTTCCAGTGTTACTAACAATGGTGGCTTGAACATCACTGGCACAGGCGCTACTGGCCTTAATGTAAACAGCTACACACAGGGTGCTAATGGCGGCTTGATCGGAAAACTATGGGCTAACGGAGATGCTACTAAAATCAACTCCACAGGTCCAGTGAGCCTAGCAGGCACATACTCATTGTATGGCGATGCTACAGGCACATATAGCATTGGCAAGTATCCATTGATCACCGGATCTAGTGTGTCTGGACAGTTTGACACATTTGCCAGCAACTTGGGCAACTACACAGATCTAGGCTACTACTTAAAGTATACACCAACAGGCGTACAACTTTGGATGACTCCTAATGCTGCTGCCACACAGGCCAGCATCGACACAACGGCCAACAGCATTAGCAGTAACAACAGCCTACAGGCCAGCGTGTTGAACAGCAGTCTAGGCAATGACTCTAATATGTACGGTGATACAAACAGTTCTGTAACAGTCAGTTACGGTAACACTAAAGTTGGCACAGGCGATCTAAACACAGCAGGCATCACAGCTTCTAAGAAGATCAACGACAACTGGCGTGTTGGCGTGTTTGCTGATCAACCATTGAACAGCTCAACAGTCGGTGGCGTCACACAAAAGAACGACATGGGCTTTGGTGGATTTGTAGCATGGAATCAAAATGCTGATCAGACAGGTCTAGGCATACAGGCCAGTGCTGTACAGAACAAAGGCGAAGCTACCATTACACGTACAGGTCCAGAGACAGGTGTAGGCAAGGCAGCTACAGAAGGCAAGGCATATCAAGTTAAAGTTTCCTATGCTAAACCAATCAATGAAAAAACTACCGTAACTCCTTATGTTGGCATCCGTCAGACCGAAGTCAAGACAAATGGTTACACAGAACAAGGCGCGGTGTTTCCTTTGACTGTGAACAGCAATACACATTCAACGACAGATGCTCTAGCAGGTGTTGGTGTTAGCCATAAACTAACAGACAAACTAACAGCTACAGGCGCAGTTGGTGTTACACAGAATGTGAGTTCTAGCACAGGCAGCTTCAGCGGCACAAGCGACATTGCTGGCAAAGGCACATTCAACAACGCATTACCTAACAATGGTAAGACCAGCGTTGGTGTAGGTGCTGGACTAAGCTATCAGCTAACCAAGAACTCAAAGATCGGCGTAAATGTAGGTTTCCAAGACAAGACACCTAGCGGTAATAATGTAGGATCAATAGGCATAAGCTATACACTAGCGTTCTAATAAATATTAGCAGAAGGGAGACAGCCATGCGTACAAAAATATACATGGCGTTCCTATTTTGCTTGACCAGCTCTATAGCCAACGCCGATTCGGTATTATTTCAAACTAACAAACCAGTCGTTTGTTCTGATTTAAAATCTATTGTTGAAACTTTAGGTGAGTCTGAAATAGATGAAAAGCCTATCTTCAAAGGTAAAGATGATAGAGCTACTTATTTTCTCAGTCTGAATAAGAAAACCGGATCCTGGACTATGGTACAATTTAGAGAAGATGTTGCCTGTATCCTAGGATTTGGTAAAGATGGAAAGACTTATAATCTAGACGAAGTATTATCTAAGCGTAGAGATTAAAGATTAGCTTTCCACCCAAAAAGGGCCGTCTTTGCGTTCTTGCGCAATATGTCGGTCCTTTCTTGTGATCGCTTCTCGCTCAATTCTTTTTTGATAAACTCTGGATCTAGGATAGTTTTCTCTGTCAAAATACCTTGTATGAATCCTTCAGTGACATCTAACGGAACGCCGTTTGTAAATGTATCAAATAACTTTTGTGCGAACACTTCGTGATTGCTAAGACACATGTGATTAAATCTAGGATCAAACATCTTGATCACTCTGTTATAATCATCACCGTCTTTGATATTTGGTATTTCTTTGAAGCTTACACATTCGGTTAGATCGCCCGTACCGAATATGATATGTTCATATTCTTTTGCTATAAAGTAATCCTGCTTGTGGGCGTTGATAACTATAGGTCTACGCCATTTGCGGAAGTATGTATTGTAAGCCAACCATCCCAATCTGTTTTCTACTTCTGTACTATCTAATAAAGGACGTTGTATGTGTTTATCCCACAGTTCTCCGGCCTTGGCCAGATCCCAAGATACCTTGCCTTCTCTAGCATAGACATGTAGGTGCGCGGGTTTACCGATAGAAGGGTCATCGTGTACGTACCATTTACGAGCAGGATGCGTCATTACGATGACCTGATAATCATCGGGTTGTATTTCTTTACACAACGCATGTTGCGCAGCAAAAGTATATTCTTGGCTGCTGCCTAACACACCATAATTTCTAACTTCAGTGATACCTAATTTAGTCGCCAACAGTCCCGGCCAGCAATTCATCTCTCCTTTTGTCTCGAAGTTGACAAAACTATCTCCCCACACCCACAATCTACTCATTTTCTTAACCCTAACTTTTCTGCCCAGGGCACACGGAATTCGTTTTTGCTCTGTTTGAATACTTCTACCCTAGCTTTACATAATTCATTTTCTACAAATGTTGAATCGTCTATACGAGACCTATCTATGATGTCTGCGATAAATCCTGTGGTTAGATCTATATCTTTTCCTTCGGTCATATATGATTTTATCTTATCAGCTAGTATAGCATGATTGGATAAGCACATATGATTGTACCTGACATCTCTACCTTTGAATAATGAACTACGAAACTCGTAGGTTTTAGGTCCTATAGGTTCGCCGTCGGCTATATCATTTAGACAACCGTTAGCAAAAGTTAAACCAGGATATAACGAACGATCTTCTATAAATTGATCAAAGGCTAACAGGATAATAGGTTTGCGCCATCCATGTATAGTAACCATATGATTCAACCAACCTAGCCTATGTTCTAATTGTAGACTGTCTAGTTGCATTCTCTGTATATGTTTGATATAAAGTTCTGCTGCTTTAAGTCTTTCTGGTTCGATTACTTTGTCAATGTCCGCGATATGGATATTAGTCGCTCCAGGTCTATCTTCAAAAAACCAATATCTGCTAGGATGTGTAAGTACAATTAGTAACTGATCATCTTTGGTAAGATTTGGACGGAGTCTGTTTATACCCTCCCATGACCAATCTTGGCTAACGCCTGCTTGGCTGTAGTTCTTTAGCGTATAGCCGAGATCATTGGCTACTTTGTAAAACCATACATTTGGATTGTCGTCGTCGGGCTCTGAAAAACTGAAACTGTCTCCAGTGACCCATAATGTTGAATTAGGCATAATCTAATTTATGCTTTAGAAATTTTACGTTCAAAGATCTAGGTTTTATGTGTGCTAAATATTCTAGCATTATGGATTCTACGTATGAAACTTAAAACTTCTGTGATTATCTTGATATCAAGTATATTACTATCCGGCTGCGCAGGCATACGTTTCTGCGAAAAAGAAGAATCATCTAAAACTGGTTGTCGTCCTTGGGATCCTGCTACGAGATCAGGGGGGTCAGTTAGATCATGAAAAAGTTTCTAAAAAATATTTTATTATCGCCATGGACAGCATTGCTAACATTGGCCCTTGTATTAAGTATAAGAATTACTGATCCTGCCTTTGTAGAAAGTATAAGACTACGTTATTTTGATACTCTGATAGCGGCCAAAGAACCGACAGTTAATAATATCTTCACAGTAAATATCGACGAAGCAGCATTAGACAAATATGGACAGTGGCCTTTACCTAGAGCAGAATATGCCAAAATCATACGAGATCTATACCAGAGGGGAGCAGGTCTTGTGGTACTTAATGTACTCATGCCAGAACCGGACCGTACAGGTGGTGACGGTGCGCTGGGTCAAGCTCTAAAAGAATTTCCTGTAGTGCTAGGATCTGCTCCTAGCCAAAAGACTAAAAATACTCCTAAAGTTCCCGGCAGTGCTGTACTCAATCCAGAATGGTTAGATCAGATTGTACAATATCCTGGATTGATAGCCAACGTTCCGCAAATAGAACAAAACGCTGCTGGAGTGGGTATCACTAATACACTGCCAGAGATAGATGGTGTTAACCGTAGGATACCATTGATAGTCGCAGTAGACGATAAATTGTATCCAGGATTATCTTTAGAAACTCTGCGTGTAGCTACAGGCAATGATACATTCCAGGTTAAATTGTTCGAAGGCGGAGTTGAAAAAATGCGCTTGCCGGGAGATATCGGTATCATACCTACAGATAATTTAGGCCGTGTATGGATAGATTGGAGTCAAAAATCTCAGTCAATGAGTCTTTCTGATGCCATGTCTATAAAAACGTTCGAAGGTGCTATAGTAGTTTTAGGACCAACCGCAGCTGGCATAGGCAATCCTGTGCCTACTAGTATAGGTGCTGTGTTTCCTCACGAAGTACAGGCTGCTGTCATCGGCACTATGATCAATAAAACAAACATACAGCGACCTGATTGGGCAGACGGAGCAGAGATACTTACATTGGCCTTGTTGGGATTGATAATCATTGGAATGTCGAGGTGGACTTATGTGGGTATTTTTACAACTGTTGGTGGTATCGCTGCCGTTGTTTTTGCCAGTCGTTATGGTTTCACTAACTACCAAATCTTGGGAGACGCGACGGCAAGCACAGCTGGCCTTGTGCTCGTGGCTCTTCATACTTATGGGATTAAGTTTATAAGCGAGTTTTTACAAAAGCAACAGATCAAGAAACAATTCGGCACTTATCTTAGCCCAGACCTTGTGGCAAGACTACAACGTCAACCAGAACTACTACAGCTAGGAGGTGATAGCCGTGAACTGTCAATCATGTTTACAGATGTTAGAGGATTTACTAGTATTTCTGAACACTACGGTAAAGATGTTCAAGGACTTACTAAGATCATGAATCGTTATATGACTGCCATGACTAAAAAGATTCTAGAAAATCATGGCACGTTAGACAAGTACATCGGAGACGCACAGATGGCGTTCTGGAATGCTCCGTTGGATAATGCTAAACACGCCAAAGATGCTGTAAAGACAGCTTTAGAAATGTTAGGAAGTCTCGATGAGTTTAATAGAGAAATCAAAGAAGAAGGTGTCCCACCTTTTGGTATGGGGCTGGGAATTAATACTGATGTTGTCGTGGTTGGCAATATGGGCAGCGATCAGCGGTTTGACTATACTTGCCTTGGTGATGGAGTCAACCTTGCGTCAAGGTTAGAAGGACAGAGCAAGCCTTACCATGTTGCTATGGTTATAGGACCTAAGACACACGAATATGTCAAAGATGAATACTATTGCCTAGAACTAGATTGTCTAGCTGTCAAAGGCAAGCACGAAGGAGTTAATGTTTATACAGTGTTGGGTCGTATAGACGAATTAAAAATCCCATTATCAGACACACAGATGCACGCTGCCATGTTACATCTATACAGAAATCAAAACTTCGTAAGAGCTATTACATTCTGTAAAGATCTCAAAGGTCGTTTCAACGGAGCGATGGATGGGTACTACGATATGTGGATAGAACGCTGCGAGGAGATGAAAGATGCAGGACTACCAAAAGATTGGGACGGAGTATTTAGGACTAATACAAAGTAATCCGTTTTATCAGTTATGGGAACATCAAATTTGTAATACGATTGATTTGGCTGTTTGGTTTATGTTACAATCGTATTTCTTCTTTCCTTATGTCGTAAGTAAACAAGACGATTGGGGTAAGTGGATTTCTATTTCTAGCCTTAATGGGTTGAAAGGCAATATCTGTAGACCAAGTTAAGAAGCTTTCTTTTCTTCTTCGACTTCGTTGATTTTCTTTTCAGCTTCTACACGCTCATGATCTATAGTCTTACCTCTAAGGTGTAGGACTACATCTACTTTCTGATTGAGCCTAATAAGATCATTATCTAACATACGGATACGATCTATTAGAGCTATCAACACAGTATTAGCATTGCTCAGGACCGGCTTGACTTCTTTCGTGGCCCATGTCCAGACGTAATATATCATATAGCCCATGCCACCTGCTGCTACTATCGGAAAACCATACTTGTTGATTAGCTCTACTAAATCCATAACTCTACCTCAAATGAATAAGAAATATCCTTGTGCTAACAAAGCAGCACCTAGAGCACCTACCCATATGCTGGCTTTGAACATGCGATTATCTACAGCCAAGATACTGGCAGACAATAGCACGATAGCCAATTGAAACAGCATACCAGAAAATGTTAACCAAGGACCATGTGCTCTGGCCGCATCTCGTTCTGCTTCTAATTGTTTAGCTTTGGCTAATAGCTCTTTCTTGCCTTCGCCTGTTAGTGGATCGCTTTCATAGCGATCAATCTTGGCCTGTAGTTGATCTATTCTAGACTTGTTACCTACTTGTCTAGCATCTTCTAATTGGCCTTCTGCTATGCTCTGTTTGATGCTCTTGGCTTGATAAAAGCCATAGGTGTTAGTTGCTTGTAAAAGTTTAGTCTGTGCTGTACCACTGAATCCGTTAGCTAGATAAGTGTTACCCGCTAGGAACAGGGCCATGATAACGATGACTAATCCTGCTTTATCTTTGATAGCAGCTTCTCTTTCGCTGCGCGATGGCTTTTTTACTTCTTCCATTATCAGTCCTTTCTATAGGCTTCTTCGCCTTCTTTGATAAATTTTACTAACGGATCTACTTTCCTCAAGATCTGTCTCCCGTTGACATTGATCAGTTGAAAATAATCTCCACCCTTCCATCCTAGAGCATCAGAGTTAAACTCTTCGTCTAGGATAATTCCATTTGGGCTCACATCCCAATTGTAGTCTATGTATAGCATTTAGTCCCTTCTGGCATCATTTTTACCGTCTGCTCTAGCGATCCTGTTAATATCAGGTTTGAGACCCAATGCGTTAGATACGACAGTGTCTATTCTTATGACATCATGATTCATAGTCTTGACACGGTTGTCTAGAGCTGTGATGATTCCAGCTAGGCCCTGTACAGAACCCATAACACCTGCCAAAATAAACTTTAGTGTTAGAAAAATGAAATAGCCGCCCGCACAAGCTGCTGCTATTGGAAATCCTACTTCTGCTACTAATTTGAAAAATTCTGTCATGTTCTCGCTCCGTACATGGTATTTATTAATTGACAAGCCCAAAATACGAAGCTATAATAGTAGCATATATTAAATACGGATACCCTATGAAAAACGAACTAGATAACTATCTCTGTCAGACTTATCCCAAGATTTTTGCGGATAGACACAAGCCCATGACTGAGACTTGTATGTGCTGGGGATTTGAATGCGGTGACGGTTGGTTCAATATCCTCAACCATCTGTGTTCTAACATACAGCATCATATCGATTGGTCCATTAAAAACAATCAGTGGGATCAAGATTGGAATGATGCTGTACACGCAGGACTAGCTGGTAATCTAGAACCTCTAGAAAAGCGATTTGGATCGTTTGTTAATGCTGATGAACGTATCCAAGAAGCACTAGAAAATGGTGTCCGTACAGTCAGGCCAGTTATTCCTCAAGTAATAGCACAGCAGGTCAAAGAAAAGTTTGGTACTTTGCGTTTCTATTATCAAGGAGGCGACGACTACATCAACGGGTTAGTTGCTATGGCCGAAAGCCTAAGCGGTAATACCTGCGAAACTTGCGGCAAGCCAGGACACAGGACTAGTGGTGGTTGGATCAAGACTGCGTGTGTAGAACACGGTGGTAAAGATCTAACCGAAGAAGACTATCTTAAACAAGGTTTCGAAGGATGAAAATAAAATTAGTATCAGATCTACATCTTGAGTTTTCCGATATAAACATCAAGAACGACAACGACTACGATGTGCTCATCCTAGGCGGCGATATCCTTGTGGCTGAATATCTCAAGAGAGAAAACGGAGAGCGAGGCAAACGTTTTCATGATTTCCTCAAGCGTGTGAGCTTTCAGTTTCCGCACGTAGTCTATGTTGCCGGTAACCACGAGTTTTACAATGGCAAGTTTTATGACTGCCTTGATATATTAGAAAGTCTTAAAGACCTTTATCCTAACATCTACTTCTTGGAAAATGGTGCTAGGACTATAGGCGATGTGACTTTCATCGGCTGTACTCTTTGGACAGATATGAACAAGGCTGATCCACTTACACTGTTACATGTCAGCCAAATGATGAATGACTTTAGAGCTATCCGTAATGACAAGGCCGGATATCGTCCTTGGTCTACGGAGGACGCAGTAAGACGTCATAGACTCAGTCTTGAGTACATCAGCGCAGTGGTAGCCGAAAAGCATGATCAAAAGTTCGTAGTGGTCGGACATCATAGTCCTAGCCATCAGAGCATACATCCACAGTATCATTACGATCAGATCATGAACGGTGGATACCACAGCAACTTAGATGAGTTTATCTTAGATAGACCGCAGATTAAACTTTGGACACATGGTCATACCCATCATCCTTTCGATTATATGATCGGTGAGACTCGTATAGTATGTAACCCACGTGGCTATGAAGATGGCCACTACAGCGAGAACACAGGATGGGATCCAAATATAGTAATCGAAGTCTAGAAGATCAGATAGTCGAATCTCTAGGAAACGAAATGCGGAAAGAGATTGACTTTGAAGTCATGACTGGTCTCTTACAGGAACTAGGATGGCGCAAAGTCGTTCTCTCTCCCATGACGCACGAAAAAGGCGAAGCTATCGATCGTTGGGTCAAAGACAACTGTAAAGACCGTGTACACACTATGGGTTTGGTTTGGGTTTTCGAAAACGACAAAGAAGCCAATTGGTTTACTCTAAAATGGGCGTAAATGAAAATACATCCTTGGCAAATAGATATGCTTGATAAAATGACAAAATACAAAGGGCGCGGCATGGTACAGGTAACTGGTAGACAGATCGGTAAAAGCATGGTATCGGCATTAAACGCTGTCTTTCGTGATGTCTATTATCCACAGCTTACAGATATAGTGTTATCTGAAGGTAAAGTCTACGGTGCTAGATACTATACCGCACAGCCTATAGGCGGCAACTGGCACGAAATGACCGCATGGTGTTTAGAACATTTTGGTTCTTCTGGAAGCAACATGTGGGGAGAAGATAAGGCTCCCGAACCTGCTGAACGTTGGTATATGAATAATCGCAAGTTTTGGTTCCGCGATGAAATGGATCGTATGATTTTTGTGTTGAAGTGGAGATAACATGAAAAAGAAAAGGCTATTGACAGATAGAGAAGGACAGTATCAATTGCCTTTTGGAATGATCGGATTATCTTGGTCGCGAACACGAGAACATCCTATCACTTTAGAATGCCAGGCTCTTTACGAAAACGGTGCCGTGACTATGACTGGACTTAGAGAAGAAACATTTGTAGAAATAGCCAACTGGTGTTCAGAACACAACTGCGGTAAACGCATGGCTTGGAACCAATTTCAATTCAAAAGTGAAAAACAAGTAACTATGTTTTTGTTAAAATGGGCGTAAAAGTAGCTGACATCAGATCTATACTATCTACACGATCTCGCGCCACGTTTCCTTATAGGATTAATTTTGATACTGTGGGTTACGAAACTTTGCCGAAGATGAACAAGTGGTGCGAAGAACAGTGTAAAGGATTATGGAGAGCTCAATCAGTACATGCTCTTTACTGGCAGTTTGAAAATGATCACGATGCTACTATGTTTATGTTAAAATGGGCCAATGCTGAAGGGAACAAAATAAAATGAATATCTATGTCGACATGGACGATGTTGTAGCCGATTGGTTTGGCTATGCTAGAGAATATCTTAACGAACCTTTGTTCAAGGACGGAGACATACTGCCAGACGCTACTTGGCAAAAGCTCAAAGATGATCAACGCATGTATAGCAAACTACCAGTCAAGGAAGGAGCATACCAATTGATCAATTGGTTAACTGCTTATGCTACAGAACATGCCTGTGGTCTATACTTCTTAACTGCTATCCCCAAAGGCAACGACATGCCTTGGGCGCCAACTGACAAAATATTTTGGGCTAACAAATATTTTCCACAAGTGCCTGTATTCTTGGGACCATACAGTTTCGACAAATGGGTTCGCTGCCAACCCGGAGATATCTTGATCGACGATCGCAAATCTAACTGTGAAGATTGGAAACGTGCCGGAGGCAGGGCACACATGTATAGATCTTGGGAAGAATGTAAGCCATGGCTGGAAGAGACCCTTGGGGTGTAAGCGATAGGATGATCAACCATTGGCTACACGAATCGTGGTGTAGCCAAGATCCTGGCAGGATTCGATATCCTGTGATAAACAACTATATGCTTATAGATGACAAACTGTACGAAGTAAAAGAAATCACAGTACATGAGTTTACCATGGGCGATGTAGAAGATCCTGATCTATATGCTGCCGAACCTTTATACAATTGGCAAAAAAGTGAACAAGGGCAATGGGTAATGAAAAATGCTCTCGAAACCCCCAGTTGGTACAGGATGACGGACCATGTAGCATTTGGATACAAGTATGCCATACGTGCTAAATTCATAGGTCCAAAAATCACTGAGTGGTATCTTAAATTCAAATGAAAGTAGTTGCCTATGGTCAACTTAATCTTTTAGACGATCAACGACTGATGTCGTTGCTCGATACATATCATCCAATAAAGTCTTTCGATGATCAATTTCCAGAAAAATTAGTTTGGTGTTTGGAACACTGTAATAGCAAATTTAGAGATATCAAAGATGAAAATTATCGAATTTGGTATTTCCAAAATGAGCATGATGCTACTATGTTTGCTATGCGATGGGCTTCTTGACTTTTCAATTTAGCTGTGCTATAATATAGAACACTTAAAGGAGTCTATATGAAAATCGGTTTCAGTCTCGGTCGTTGTGTTCGTGACATCGTCGAAGGATATCTGTCTGTGGATGATGTAGCATTTATCATAGCGGCTACAGCTATCGATGATGAAAAGCATCTAGTAGGTGTTATCAAAAATTATATGGGGCGCCCCGGATATCTATACGGGCTTGACGAAGAAATCTGTTTAGATGTAGCACATCAGTTATGGTATGCTAATAAGATCCTACAGCCTCGCAAGCAAGGTATTATGCGACACATGCAACCTGAAAACGCAATTTGGGTAGACATGTATCCTACACAACTAAGTGAAAACGAATCTGTCAAGAAAGCCTGGGACGCTTATCGTTTCATGTTACACATGACAGAAAATGTTGATAACGAAGCTATGGAGGCATTCCAATAGTGAAAGATAAATTACGAGAATTGTTAAAACATCTCAAACCTTCAAATCTAGATAAAGAAACTTTGCCCGTAGTGGTCATAGTTCTTGTCTGCGCAGGAATATTGTTGTTTAGCGATCTTGGTAAAGGCAGTACCAGAGTCTATGATTGTCGCCTAGCTGAAATCAGTCCAGACTTTCCACCAAAGGTCAGAGATGAGTGCCGCAAGCGTAGAATGGAATACCAAAAAAACAGTAACGAAAACGCACAAGGAATCTAATATGTTTTTTAAAAGAAACCGAAAGGAAAATGTAATGACGTCAAATTCACAGCCTCCGACAAAAGAAACCCGAGAAGAATACTTTAGAGTAGGCGCCACTACAGATGGACGTACCACTTTGACGTTGACAGATGGTACTACCAGCATGACGCTGACTATGAACCAACTAGCTTGTGAGCAGATGATTCGTATGATTAGAGCTACGTATGTCGAAGAGCAAAAAAATGAAGTAACCGAGGAAGCAAAGGAAGAAGCATGATCACCCTCAAGCAATGGTTGGAAGTCTGTGACTATCGCATCACTGAAGGTAGCGATTACCAATGGCAATGTTTTGGCCCTACAGCCTATCGTCTAGATAGCTGGAACGGTGACCACGACGGACATACAGTCACTATCTTGTTTGATACTGCTACACAAGAAGTCTATCAAGTGGAAGCATTTGACTACAAGCGTGAACGTGCTTATCGTATGACCAATCCAGAATACCTCGAAGCGTTTGAAGCCGAATGTAAACAACGTGCCGTTATCGACGAAGCATGGGAACGCGACGACGGTACACCGGTCAAGTTCACCGATCTTGATGTTGAAGAAGATTGGATCGAAAAAGCCGTTGCTATCGTTAACGAAGAAGATTACGACACCCGAGTACAGGTGCCAGTTAACTTCACAGATGAAGAATTGCTTACTTATATGAAGATGGCTCATGAACGCGACATGACTTTTAACGAGTTTGTCGAACACGCACTCAAGTCAGCTATAGAGGCACATGATGAACTTACAGCAGATAATTGATTCTATAGCATCTCTAAACGATCAAGAATTGCTCGAGTTAGCTGAGGGTCTATTTAAATATGATCCTGTATTGGCAAGTGATCTAGAATTCTTGATACATGTCTGCCAAATGGACGAAACTTTTTCTAAGGAAGATTTATGATAGTTGTTTTCGGCAAAGGTATAGTAGGTCAAGCCACAGGTCTTGTTTTTAACAAGGAAGTGTCTTATATAGATCCAGCATTTGGTTTATCTATCGATGATCTTAAACCATATAAACATGCTGTGATCACTGTGCCTACACCTGCGGCCGAACATGGACTAGATCATTCTGGTATAGTTAGATGTATCGACGAACTTAAACAAAAAGGGTTTGGTGGTATTGTGATCATACGTTCTACCTGCCAAACTGAGTTTCTTGCCAACATAAGCGATCATTATCATTCTGTCGTTTATTGGCCAGAATTCTTACGTGAAGAAAATTACAAATATGAAGCCATCCATCCTAGTATCGTTGTGTTAGGTGGATCCAATCATATGTGTCAGTCTGTTGAATCTCTGCTTAAAGAATATCAACATGGTACACGATCTAAATGGCATCTGACAGATATCGTAACTGCCAGTATCATAAAGCTAGGTTTGAACACAGCATTAGCAGCCAAAATAACCATGTTCAACAGCTTATATTCCATAGCAGAAAAAAATGAAGCAAATTGGAATGTAATACACGATGCTATCTGCGAAGATTGGCGTATCGGTTTTGGGCAAAGCGAAGTACCTGGGCCAGATGGCAAAGTCGGGTTCGGGGGTAAATGTCTACCAAAAGATGTAGCTACTATGGCTAATATGGATGTGGACAACGTTTACCTTCAATCGATAATGTCGTATAATAAACTACTAAGGGATGAGTGACTGAAATGATAACAGACGAAGTTATAGTAATTTTGGCGTTGTTAGCTATCAAGCACTTTTTGATAGATTTTGTTTTCCAAACTAACGAACAGGTAAAACAAAAAGGTGTATATGGTAATCTAGTGGGTATCACACATAGTTTCCAACACGGAGTTGGTACTATTATAGTTTTCCTGATCTATCTGAACTTTTGGTTTTCTCTAATCTTTGCTATTTTTGACAGTCTTATACATTATCATATAGATTGGATTAAATCTAAATTCGGTGAAAAGGATATCACCAAAAAATCTTTTTGGATTTGGTTCGGCGGTGATCAACTTTTACACTGGATGACTTACATTTGGTTTATATGGATCTTACTCTAGGCTAAGTAATACAAATACTATATGGAGCCAAGGTTGAAAAAATTCCACGAGTTCAACGCAGAAGATCGCATTGACCTCAAACTATTAGAGAATTCGATGTATTTCCTCACGGGCGAAATCGATGAAGAAACTATCACACCCGCTATCAAATGGATCACTTACGAGAATCTCGAATCTAAAGACAAGGTTCTGACCCTTTATATAAATTCTACGGGTGGTGATCTGTATCAAGCATTTGCTCTAATAGATGTCATGCGCTCTAGTCCACATACGATTAGAACCGTCGCTATAGGTTGCGCCATGAGCGCAGCTTTCTTGATTTTTACCAGCGGTGATAGAGGACAGAGATACGTGTCCAAAAATGCCAGTTTGATGTGTCATCAATTCACTGAAACTATGGATGCTAAATATCATGACCTTAAAGCCACTATGAGAGAAAATGATTTGTGTAATGACAAGATGCTAAACATTTTGAAAGAAGCTACAGGATTAGCACCTAGCGTGATAAAGAAGAAACTTCTAGCAGCCAGTGATGTATATCTCACAGTTGAAGAAGCAATTGGATTGAATATCGCAGATCATCTGTTGTCATAATGGCTAAGCAAGATCTTATTACTGCCGAGGGGAAGGTCGTTGACGTTCTTCCGAATACGATGTTTAAGGTTCAGCTAAATGAGGGACCGAATATTATCGCTCATTTGAGCGGTAAGATGAGACAGAATAACATAAAGGTGTTATTGGGCGATGAAGTCAAAATAGAGCTTAGTGTATATGACCTCTCTAAAGGACGCATTATTTACAGAAAGTGATATCATTGATCCCTTTTGGGTGATACGATATCTCGAAAATCATGTTCCTCTAGAAAAGATCAGTGCTAAATCTCTGATACAGATCATACGCAGAATGAAGCGCCGCCATATGGTAGGCATCAAAGTAACTTATCGTAGAGTGTCAGGATTAAAGGATTGTTTTACCATACACGGATTCTACGAAAAAACTCATAAGAAATCTATAGAGCTACAGGTCTGCTGTTCTAGCGAAAAGAAAAAATTCAATCTCACAGAAAAACTACACAGGCTGTTGATCAACGAAATAGCCGATGCTCTGTGTCACGAGAGCATACATAGATATCAATTTCAATTTAAAGACTATCAAGAAAGCTGTATACACAACGGCACTGAAGAACAGATCTATTACAGCGATAAAGATGAAATGTTCTGTTTCGCTGTAAACATAGCTCACAATCTTTATAGGCAATACGGAATAGAGTCATTAAGACAGTTACAACATCTTACCGAAGCTGTTAAGTTTGATCCTTATCTAGCAGACTACTATAGCCTGTTTTCACACACTAAGATTTTTAATAAGGTAATTAAAATGGTATACCTTAACATTCTCGCCATAGACAGAGGAGAGATATGTCATAGACCATGATTAAAGAAATTCCATTCAACAACATAAAACATTTCGGTCAAATCAATATGTTAGATCGCCCTTTATTCAACATCAGTTGGATACTAGGGCGTTTTTGTAACTACAAGTGTTCTTACTGTTGGCCATATGCTAACAGTGATAAGTTAGATTTCCAAAGCATCGATGTTTATAAAAGAACAGTAGATGAAATCAAAAGACAGGCAAGGCTGAATGGTTTCAATGAATTCCACTGGAGTTTCAGCGGAGGAGAACCTACGACTTTCAAACAGTTGTTGGAACTGACTAGACACCTCGACGAAATGGAAAGCAGCTATCAAAGCATACACATGACTACTAATCTAAGTCCTAGCATCAACTGGTGGAAGTCTTGGGCTAACGCTGTGAGCATGTTACAAAGAAAAAGTATTACTGCCAGCTATCATGCTGAGTTTGCCAAAGAATCAGAGTTTGGAGACAAGTGTCTGAAGCTGATGGATGAGTTTGTGTACGTGACTGTAAATCAAGTCATGGTGCCAGAACAGTTTTTTGAACTTTATGAACGCTGCGAACGTTTACACAAGAGAGGAATCAATGTTACTCTTAAACCACAGAGCAACGAAACTGCTAGTGCCATCGTAGATGGATACACGCCAGAGATGATCAACATAATGAAGCAGGGATTCCCACAGAAAGCATTTGATGAAAACATTTATCAGATAAGATTAAATGATGGTGGACAAGACTATCTATTTGATCAAGCAGAAAGATTCAATGCGTTTGGATTTAATAGTTTTAAAGGATGGGACTGTAATAGCGGATATCAAAGTCTAGTAATAAGAGGTAACGAAGTCAGGCGAGGTTATAGCTGTAGAGAAGAACCGATTGGCACCCTAGACTCATTCCAATTGTTTGCCAAACCTATGCCCTGTGTTACTGAAAGATGCGTAAGTAGTGCTGACAGCAAGATACCAAAGATAAAAAATGTTTAAGTTCGATCAACTGTATCAGATACACCTAGAGATATCAAATAACTGTCAAGCACGATGTCCTATGTGTGCTAGGAACAACCACGGAGGCTTGCCCAATCCTTTGCTGAGCAACAGTGAATGGACTCTCGATGACTACAGGAAAATAATGTCTAGCGAAGTACTCTTCCAAATCAAGCGTATCTATTTCTGTGGTAACTTCGGCGATCCTATGCTCAATGATGAATTCATAGATATGGTTCGTTACACTGTCAGTGTCAATCCTAACATAGGTATAAGCGTACACACAAATGGAGGTGCTCGTAAGACCAGCTGGTGGCAGGATCTTGCGGTAGCACTACCTGTAGATCATATGGTACACTTTGGCATCGATGGTCTAGAAGATACTCATAGTCTACATCGTGTAGGAACAACATACGAGAACGTTATTAAAAATGCCACAGCATTTATACAGCGTGGTGGGAATGCCGAATGGACTTTCTTAGAATTTAAACACAACGAACATCAAGTAGAAGAATGCCAGCTTAGAGCAAAAGAACTGGGCTTTAAAAAGTTTGTTTTAAAATCTAGTTCTAGATTTGTAGGCGAACCCAAGTTTGATGTTTATGACAAGAATGGAAATACAACTCATGTCATTCATCCACCTACTAGCAGCAAGTTAACTTATATCAGCAAAGAAGTCATAAACAACTATAAAAGCATGGTTAAGGAAGCTGAGATTTCCTGTCATGTTCAGAACATAAAAGAAATATACATAGACGCACACAAAAAGATTATGCCCTGCTGCTGGTTAAGTTCTATTCCTGAAACTTATTATGATAACAAGTTCGTAGACAAAAGCATTGACGACGAAATTAAATCACAATACAACAAGTTAGTTAACGACCTCGGTGGTCCGGATGCTATCGATGCATTTAATGGAATAAAGAATGTCGTTGAGTCTAATGCTTATCAAACTGTGTGGAACAAATATTGGACTGAGGAAAAACTGATCACTTGTGCTAGGATCTGTGGCAAGTTTAAAAATGTAAAACTTTCACAGCCAAACGATCAGTTTTTAGAAAATCATTCTTACGAATAAAATTTTTGTGAAATGCTCGATCCTGTTTTGCTCTTTCCACAAATCAAAGAGCACATAGGATTCCTACCTGCTTGTATAGTTTTGTTCCAATTTTCTTTTAACATCATATATGTTTTACTAGCAAATATAGAAAAAATATCTGCCTTGTAAAGACTGATATCATCTCTAGAAAAACTTTCTTTAGCTTTCGGAATCCAGTCATATTCATCTGGTAAAAAGTCATCTGGTAATAACATCAGGCTGGCAAGATGACAGCACGGATATACTAGTCCTTCGGCAGAAATATAACAACTAGAATCGTTGATGGCTGCGCATGAAATATCTAACTCATCAAAATGTTTTTCTATCTTTGCTTTATTAGTAAAATCTAATATTGGAAAGTCGTGAGTATATCTAGGATCGTCGGCATATTCTATCTCTGTCTGAGGAGTCATTACGTTCCTATAAGTTATCTTGGTCTTGAACTCTTTGAATCCCATCTCTTTAGATAAAGCTTCTGCGTATTCTACTTGATGTTGATTATGCTTAAATGGTATGAACTGCCACGTCGCCGGTGCTCCAGAATCTATATAAAATTTGGCGTTCCTCATTACAGCAGCCCATTTAACATTTCTACGATAGATATGATTAGTATCTTCCATACCATCTATAGCGAAAGTCATCTTGCTATTCTGTCCTAATAATTCTCCTAGCTCATACCACCATGTTTCTTTCTGTATTCCGCCGTTAGAAGAAATTTCTATAAACACGTCTGGGTTGGCATTCCTAAACCATCGTATGACGTTAGGTAGATGAGGATTCATCGCTGGATCACCTGTCACTCCTGCGATATAGATATGCTCTAGATTTTTAGCAAATTCTTCCCCAAGACAGATTTCTAAAAATATAGTATCTAGATTTTTCTGGGCAAAGAAACTATGATCGCCACCTTTCATTTCTCTAACACACAGAGGACATCTAGCATTACAGAAAGAGGATACTTCAAATTCTATTTTTTTAACAGTATCTTTATAAAATGTCATGATATAAAAACTCTAAAACCTTTTGCTCTCAATTCTGCTACATAAGGATCTAAAACTTTTAGATCGCAGTTTATTAATGCTTCTCGCTCATTTACTTTCTCAAACCCCTGTATGATATTTTCTTTGATGGCTTTATTAAAAAATTTCATCACCACAGTGTATGCTTCTTGCTTCCAATCAAAATCATTAGGTTCTATGCTTAACCTATGATAAGGTTCTTTTACAGCTGGCAAGGGGACACGTATGTTTAGATGTATACGATCTCTGCCACCGTAGTTTGCTGCCACATGAGTATGGCTGGTGTCCATATACCATAACTGACCATCTACAGGTATGTGATACAGTTTCTGTTCGTCAAGGTCTATGAGATAGCAGTGTAGGTTAGTAGTGATAGCTAAATGTATCCTGTCGTCTGGATCACAATGAGCTGTGTAACTTTCTGCCGATTTTAATTTGAGTAGACGTGCTTCACCTATGTTGTCTAATGACTCTAATAGATCTCCCAAAGGTGTGCCTTTATATTCCTGTTTGACGGTATATGGTCCGTTTAAGATATTTCCAGTTGTTTCGTTTAGTTGTAATCTTTTTTCAAAATGAAGATTGTTGACCTGCTCTACTATAGGTCCAATATCAACGTTTTTTGGATATTTGGTAATCATGAAATATTTATGTGCTACTTTAATGATGTAAATAGTTTCATGGATCGCTTAAAAGTAGCAGAGCAGTATGACGAAAGGTATCTAGAAATAGATAGGCCACAGCCGTTGTCTGACAATCGTATCGACGCTCTTATTTTAGAAGTGTTGAGCGGACGTATAGATAGAGATTTTAGTGATTCCATATTTCAAAAGTTCAAAGACGAAACGACTGATTGGTTTTTGAAATCTTCATTAAACCATTTGACTGGGTTGGACACGTTTGCCAGAGTAGACATATGCTCTGGCTGTACACAGTTTATCGACGACATCTATATGACTGGTGCGTTACAGGTGTTACGTGGAGATTACAAATACCATGAAAGATTGAATATAGCATATATCAAAGATGTAGGAGGTCTGATACCAGGGTTGCCGTTGATCATAGCTATGCCGTTTCCTCAAATAGGAGCGCCACACTTTGACATGGAGGAAATTTTACATGAGTGTAAAATTAAAAAAATTGAAGTACACATCGATGGCGCTTGGATCGGTTGCTGCCGTGATATTAATTTTGATTTTAGCAATAAAGTTATTAGATCCGTTGGCATCAGCCTTAGCAAAGGTCTTGGTCTCGGGTGGAACCGGGTAGCACTTCGTTGGAATAGATTTGATAATCAAGATAGCATATCTATCATGAATGACTTTGCTATGGTCAATAAAGCACCTGTGATGATAGGATCACATTTCATAAAAAACTTACAGCCAGACTATCTCTGGAACACACACGGAGAGCGTTATCAAAGAGTATGTAACGACTTCGGTTTAGAGCCCACTAAGGCCATACACTTGGCTTTGAAAGATGGACGACCAGTGGGTGTAAGCCCACTGATAAGATTTTTGGAAAACAATAATGATAATACATAATATCGACGGAGTCTTATTACCTTATGATCCAACTTGGAAAAATATAGCTGTTAGCATCAGTGGTGGTGCAGACAGCACTCTATTATCCTATCTAGTATGCGATCTTATAGAAAAATACAAAGCACAAACTATAGTACATCATATCAGTCATGTACGTATGTGGAAAACTAGACCGTGGCAAGAAAGCGATGCTAGAGTCATACATGTAGAATTAAACAAGCGTTTTCCTAATGTTGTGTTTTCTAAAAGACATGTAAATTTTATAGCACCGGATATAGAATATGGAAACATAGGTGCTATTGTAAAAGATGAATATGGAAAATATGTCAGTGGCGACAATGCTCAGATACGTGCGTTCTCTGAATACATATGCCATAAAGAAAATGTTGATGCCTATTACAACGGAGTTACCCGTAATCCTAGAGGAATAGATCTAGGAGGTATGAAGGAAAGAGATATAGAACCCAACGAATCAAATAAACATCTAGAAATGATGGAACACATGGGTCGTTGGGCATTACATCCTTTTAGATTTACAGAAAAATCTTGGGTAGTAAAACAGTATAGAAAATTAGGTATTATGGATCTGTTCGATCTCACACGTAGCTGCGAAGGCGAGTTCGAAGGAATTGATTATAAAAATTATATATCAGGAGATACTGTACCAACGTGCGGTAAGTGTTTCTGGTGTAAAGAACGGGAGTGGGCCATTGAACAATCAAAGTAAAACATTTTGTCTACATCCATTTACTGGATTAGCAACTAGTACAGACGGCTCTATATTGGTCTGTTGCCGTAGTCATCCTATAGGAAATATCAAAGATAATTCTCTAGAAGAAATATGGAACAACGATAAGATGCGTGAAATACGTAGAAAGGTCTTAAACGGAGAATGGCCTAGCGAATGTGCTTCATGTAAGTTAGACGAAGACAGCGGAGTTGAAAGCATGAGGCTTAGACATATTTCAGGAAGAATTCCTGAAACAAGATCTTTGTTATATCCTAATGCTCTAGATGAGCTTGACGACGATCACAAGATGCCTTTTAAGATTCCAAGCATGGAGATTAAGCTGAATAATCTCTGTAATCTAAAATGTCGCATGTGCCATCCTATGGATAGTACAAGTTGGAACGATTGGGACCAAGTAGAAGAATTCTATAAAAAAGAAGGCAACTTTATGATCAATTTTATAGAAAAAAATAACCTTAAAAGAAAACCATATCTTAACTTCTACGAAGACAATCCTAACTGGTGGAACAGCTTTGAAAAGAATATACCTTACTTTGATCGTGTAGAGTTTGCGGGCGGCGAACCATTGATGGATCCTGAACACTATAAAATACTGTCAATGCTAAAACCCTACGGCAAAAATATCACTTTGAAATACGCTACCAACGGTACTACTCTAGGAATCAAGAGCGGAAACATATATGATTATTGGCCAAATTTTAAATCAGTGATGGTATCTATAAGCATGGACGGCATCGGAGATGTCTACAATTATATCCGTGGTAATAGCGAGTGGCAACTTGTACTTGATAATATTAAACGTATACAGATGATGCCTAATATCAAACGCATCGTATGCTCAGCAGCAGTACAGGTCGGTAACGTGATGAAAATAGATCAGATGATAGAATTTTTACTCGACGATCTAGGAGTTGTTTATTGGAATAATTTTGTCAACCATCCTAATCTTTTATCAGCACAGGTACTTCCTGAACCGTTGAAAAAAATAGCAGCAGAAAGATTGATGGATATGAGAGATAAAGTACCAGGTTTTAAAATGGTACAGCAATATCCTATTTTAAAAGATTTAACAATTAACCAGATCAACGGAATAATAAGTTATATGTATGCTAAGGATCTAAGTCATATGTGGAAGGACTGTGTGGAGTTTAATCATAGATTAGATACTAGTAGAAATCAAAAGAAATTTGAAGAAGTTAACGAGGATTTCCTACCCTATGTCTGAGATAGAAAATTTATTCCGTAATGGGTTTGGTAACAACACTCTGAGAATAACACTAGACAACGGAATAGATTTATACTACCATCTGTTTGATAATCCTGTACAACATTGCTGGCAAGATTATTGGCAAAACATTCTAGTCGAAAATCTATCAATAGATTCTGAATTCGCTAATCAAGAACTAGCAAATTATGTAGATCAATTAAACAACTACCATTTGCGATTGGGGTTTGACAAAATTGATAACAGGCCTAGTAGAGAGTTGCTTAACGATTTACACAATCGTTTCGTAGAAAATAAAGATAATCCAGATTGGGATACTGTTAATAAATTAATACATAAGATAGAAAATAATTTAATTATAGATTGGAATTCGCAGATAAAATTTTATTGCGGTCAGATAAAGCCTTCAGTTCTTATAAAACCCTATCATAAATTATTTTTATCAACAGAATTTAGTAACTGGGGAACACTGTATCTAGGATACGAAACTATAGGCAAAGACTGGGCAGACATAGCATTAGATAATGATAACGGAAACGATCTAGCTGTACAAGATAGTATAGGTACAGAAACAGTCATGAGTTTTCAAACTCAAGCACCTTATGAAAAATTAATAGAAAATCAATTTTACAAATGGTATATGAAAAACGACAGTTTTATGAATATACCTATAGACAATCTAAATAAATTATCATTAGGAAGATATCTATTAGGAAAGGTAATCGTCACTGAAGCATTTTTAGATTATGAAAAGAATCCATTAGTATGGTATATGCCTAATCATAATATAAAACAAAAATGGAACAAAGATATACTTTCAAAAGCCAATAGCATTTCTAAGTTAGAATTTTTTAATTCTACTATGTTCTATGATACATTAGTTAAACATACAACATGAAATCAATAACTAGTCGCTGGCCACACCAGGATCAATTAAAAGTAGAATGGAACATAGGTAAACGCTGTAACTATGATTGTTCATATTGTCCTGACAGTATACATGACAATTGGAGTCCGCATACATCTATTGATGTACTAGAAAAGACCGTGGATAAATTATCAGAGATTGGGCGTCCGCTACGATTAAGTCTTACTGGCGGAGAACCTTGCGTACATCCTGACATAGAAGATCTTTTTGAATATACTAAACGCAAAGGAGTTTTTTGGCTCAGCGTGACCACTAACGGTACTCGAGCTGCTCAGTGGTATATTGACAATTCGGAATTTTATCAACATCTTGTTATCAGTTTACATTTCGAGCATGACTGGCGCCGTGTGTTGAATACCATATATGAAATCAAACATTCAAGTAAATTACAATACTTTGTCAATGTTATGGCCCACCACGACTATATGGACGATGTGAAGAAAGCTGTAGAATTCTTAGACGATAAAGATATCAAATATGCTATAAGACGCATACGCTGGACTGAAGGTGACCATAATGTGTTTGACGACATGCGCTACGATGGAAAAGATCTCCAATGGATATTAAGCAAACAATCAACAGTGTCCCCGAATACAATAATTCGAAATGATGATCAAACAGAAATACTTCACGCCAATGATGTCATAAAGCTACACTTAAATAAATTTAAAGGATGGTCATGTCAAGCAGGTATAGAAAGTCTCATGATAAATTGGGACGGCGAAGTACACCGAGCAACTTGTAGAGTTGGAGGTAGTCTAGGTAATATATACAAAGATACTTTTACAGTACCTAGAGAACCGATTATATGTACTCGTGATTTCTGTACCTGCGCTGCCGACATACCTATTAGCAAGAATGAAAATTAAAAATTTAGATCCGACAAAGTACAAAAGATTTTTTGCGTTCGGCTGTAGCTTTACCAGATACAAATGGGCTACATGGGCAGATATTATAGGACAGAATATTCCTTACTACGAAAACTGGGGTAGACAGGGAGTAGGCAATCATTATATCTTTAATGCGGTATTAGAAGCAGACGCCAAGCACAACTTTGGTCCAGACGATCTAGTGATAATAATGTGGTCCCAGTTAGGGAGAGAAGATAGATATTTTGATAAGCGTTGGATCAGCCAAACTATATCTGAACTCACAGACTCCGAATCGAGAAAATATGCCATAGACACTAGAGCTCACCTAATACGAGACTTAGCTTACATTAAGTCGATACAGACTTTCTTAGAACATAAAAAATGTGATTACGCACATTTGGCTATGTATCCTTTAGTGTATCTTACAACTGACTTACCATTTGCTTTTTCAGCACCGGATATGATAAGAACGGAAATGCTGCTGTCAGCTTGGATCGATCTTCGAGTGAATAAACACATTGGTAAGAGTATAGAACACCCAGATGTAGTAGAATCTTATATAGACGTTTATACAAGTATAGAAAAAACTATATTAGAATGTTTTTCCTCTATGTATGTTCTAAAAAGAGAAAATAATGATCCACATCCCACGCCCGAAGAATTTGTCAAATACCTAGACAAATTATGGCCGGATAATAAATTAGAAAATAAAACTATCCCAGATAGTTTATCACAGGCTCCACAGAGATTGTAACTCCGGAAATATAGATAAAAATTCAGTTTGTCTTATTCTATCTAGATTTTTTATATATTCTCGAAAGTCAGGTAACAAATGCGTATGGTCTTCTGCTGTAACAAATTTTAATATAGCTTCCCAACGTTTCCACCCATAGGGATTGATATTCCAAAAGTCATCATCCTGCCTATAGTTATCCCATAACCAAGTTTTTAATTCTTCAAAACTATTACGCACTTCTTGTTTTTCATTCTCTGGTAATATCCGTGCGCTAAGATATGTAGGTATGTATAACAGATGTAGATTGATTATTCCGCCGCCTGCTTCATATTCATCTAATTTAAATTTATTGATCTTTTTAAAATTTTGTGTCAATTTCCATTTGGCAAAATCTGCGATATGCTTGATGTTCAATATCTGTACAGCACAAGCTATATGTACGTGAATATTGTCTGGTGTATTATCTAGTAGTCTAAGACTACGTTCTACATCAGTCCATGCTGTAGGATATCTAATGTACGAATTCCGTTCACCTACAGCATCAATACTAAAAGCAAAACGCACCTGCTTGAATTTGGACCAAACATCTATTATATCCTGATCTACTAGTATACCATTAGAGTTGTATCTTAATGTTATTTTATCAGCATAACCTCTTGCTATGATTTCATCCAAGAACTTACGATGTTCCTTAATCATCAAGGGCTCGCCGCCGGCAAAATATAAGTGTCGTATGTTGGGTATCTGATCAAATATCTGTTCCCACAACTCAGGTCTTTCGTACCAATAGTTATTAAACTCTTTACGATCCCAGTTGATTTGATGTAACACTGTCTTGCTACTAGTCATATTGACCAATTTGTCATAATCCTGTACCCAACGACTACTGTCATGAGGACTACACATTACACATTTCAAATTACAAGTATGTCCTAATCTTAGATCTAGATATCTGATCACTGGAGGAATTTTACCATCAGGATCTGTATTATCTATAAGGTCATTAAAATCCAATCCTTCTTTATTCCATTCGTACAGTTCCCATAATCTTTTGCTAACTACACCATTAGATTCCTCTTCGAAACATTTGGTACAACTTGCTGGAATTTTTCCTTCTAGCATGGTCTTACGAACACTACACATATATTCGTTGTTCAGCGCATCTAAAGGAAGCTCTCGACCAAAGTTAGCTGGCTGTCCGTTTTCTTTCTTTACCAACCCTACTGTATGATCACCTGTGGCCGCGCCTGATGCGTTAGTGACACAGCAGAGTCTAGCATCACCGTTTGGTCTTGTGGCTATGTGTATCCATGGCAACGCACAAAAAGTAGGAGTACCTGTGCGCTCTTCAACTAACTTTATATAATTTTGGATTTTATCTTTCACTCTGTAGTTATCCTATAAATAGTTCATGAACACTAATAATTGGAAACCCTATTACAAACAAGCCGAAAAAGAAGGTGGTTCAATAACCACACAGATGTGCTATACTCCGTTAGTCAGCCCCGATGGAAAGACTTTCTGTATGGACTACAACTACCCTAGCCAATACCAGCTATCACAAGACAGGCTATGCTATAGAGAAGAGTTTGTCGAACTTATGTGGCAACGTGAAGTTGAATTCGTCAACCACGTGAGATACTATCAGTGGGCACCCGAACTTGTAGATATCGCCGATCATAAGATATTTTTTAAATGGTATGGCGGTACCGTCAACGATGTTATCTATGGTAGTAGAGATCTAGAAAATAGACATCCTACTTGGAGACGAGATATACTTCGTGTGATCACCCAACAGTATAACGATGCTGGAATCATTAAACCAACAGTGTATCCACATAGTTATTATTATGATGGAATCGGAAATCTAAGAACTTTTGATTTTTATAGCTGCGTTTATAAAACTGATGTCAAGATACCTTATGAAGATATCAAAGATCTAGTAAGTGATAATTCTAGATTTGACGAAGCATTAGAAGATGATCAAGTTAACGTAGAAACTATTTTTAAATCTGGATTGTTAAAATATTCTAAATGGCCTGATAATCTACAGGCTGTTTATGATGCTATTTTTAGTGCCAAAGATTAAAAGTATATTTCGGTGTCAGCCCACAGTTGGCACCAGCATGCCATGATCTTCTTTCAGGCCAGCGAAATACATCTCCTTGCCTTCTGAGATATAGACATTCATCTTCTACTATGAATATATGACCATGAGTAGGAGGTGAAATATGGCAATGGAATCTATCCATTCCTCTTCCTTCTTTTATTAATGTTTCCTCGTCATCAGTGATATCCCAATGCCACGGAGCTACATCACCGGGTTTTACTCTACTGATCCAACAGTTAGTATAACCGTCAAGGCCTACAAAATCTATAAATTTCTCGACGATGTCTCGACTAAAATTTACTCCCGGAAGATACATATCCCATCTAGCATTGCCTCCCTCGTGAGCCATCTTGTATCCAGCATTCCTTAGTTGGCCTGCTACTTCTTCTACACCAGGAACAGCGTGTCCTACGTCATGCTTAGGACCTACATAAGCAGGTTCTTGGTTGGCTAGATCTTCTATGACTTTGTTCCAATCTATTATCTCGGAACAGTTACCTACATATTTTACCATTTAAATCTCTCTAAAATCTAGGCTAGAAATATATGTGTTTGACTTGAGAACAAAATCTACTATCTCAGTCATTTGTTTTTCTGTGCTGTATGGTTCATTAGATCTCTTGTCGGTTTTCATACCGTAATTAGCAAACCGTATCAATACGCTCTGAGGTTGCGGACCGAAAGGAGTTTCTATTGATAATTCTGCGTGTATTTTTTCTAGACTTAATTTATGTCCTAGCATGAACATATCGACAGGAATCCTTTTTAATAAACTGAAAGGAGCAGCAGTAGCCAGTGTGCCAAAGCTGATTATCTTTCCTGGTTTATTATTTTCCTGCCAGAGTCTATATACTCCATAGAGTAGGTCGCATTGAGAATGTCCCACATTGGCCAGATTAATAAAGTGATCGCAATCTAAAGATAATGCTATAACTTTTTCAATATCGGCAGGATCGGTAAGATCAAAATTACTAGAACGAGATATACCCACTATCTCGTGATCCTTATAAAACTCACAAAGTGCTCGTCCTACGCTAGAAGTATGTCCAGTCATTAACAGTTTCATCAGTAGGCCTCTATATGATCTATGCCCAATTTCTTACGGAACTCGTCGGTAAATTTTCCATCTATTCTTAGACCATAACTCTGTTCCATTATGCGTTCACCGCCGTGCCAGTCAGTGTCGTTCCACCATGCTGCTCTTGTATTGAGATAGGTTTTGTTTTTTGTTTCTGGATCCCAAAGATAAAATGCTTTTTTAGTATTAGGACGTATGTGTATAAATTCATTCCTATGCGGCTTGATCACATTGATGCCATTAGCAGCATCTAGATCTCTATGCTCAAATGGAATGCCATCTGCTTCACAGTGAAAGAAAATAACACGACCTATATCAACAAAAATTTCTCCTACCATATTTTCTATCCAATTAACTACGTTAGGAAAATATTGTGCTTCGGGTGTTAGCTTTCTAGGTGCTGTTCTGTCATCCCATGAACCTTCTTCCCAAAGGAAATAATAGATATATGGATCATATGCCCCCATTGCCATTTTGATATATCTAGTGAATATATTACGTTCTTGAAAATTTTTGAAATCTTTGGGCATCAGTTCTAAGCCTGCTTGTTTGATAGGATCGCTGTCAGGCAGATCGAGAAAGTCTTTCATGGCTTGATAAATTGGTTTCCAGTTATGGACATAACTCATATTATCAAAAGTAAATCCAGGAGTCATCCATGTGCCTTCTTTGGCATGATGCCTAGCCAAAGCAAACCCTTTGTATATTTCGGGCTGTAACCGATCAAACTCTACCATATTTAGGTAAGGTTCTATATCTATATAAGGTTGATTATTAATTCCTCTGAGCATAAAATTATTTATAGGGTGGTTCCCAGCGGAGTTAAATATCTGATGATACACGATGGTCGATACTATTTGGTAAGCACTGCCAGAAGTCTTAAACTGGACTTAAAAATTCCGCATGAAGAAATGCTAAGTGAAGCCAAAGCACTGCGCGAACACTTCATAGAATACCGGGCCGATGGTGATCAATATAAAGGTTGGCACAGTTTACCTATACACGGGCTAGGCGATGACAAACCCTATAGCTGGGAAGATTACGGCTACAAGACAGCTAACGCAGCCAGTGATGATATGAAATGGACTACATGGGCCAATTTATGTCCGGTCACTGTGGCTTGGCTCAAGATGGTCTTTCCTAGCAAACGTTTTGGTCGGGTGAGGTTTATGTTACTAGAAGCCGGTGGCAGTATAGGTCTACATAAAGACACCGATCATAGCATATTGGAAATGGTAAACATAGCACTAAACAATCCGGAAGGGTGTGAATGGCATTGGGGTGATGGCAGTAGTCTAGACTTTTCACCAGGTGATGCTTATGCGGTCAATCTTAGCTACGAGCATCGAGTGATCAATAACAGTGGAATAGATAGGTATCATCTGATAGTACACCATCATGATTCTACACCAGAATGGGTATCTATGATGAAGAAAGCATTAAAGGAACATGGCGAAAAAGGTGAGTTTCATCACAGTACGATGCTGTACTGATGACGAGTGGTTGAACAACAAGATGCTCCAGATCACTAGATCGGGTCAGGAGCATCTGGTGAACGGAAGATATCCTACATATATCATTGACAACTATGACCAAATCAACAACTACCTAGATGACGCCGATTGGCTATTTGTACAGACAGCAGGCGACTACATATTAGATTTTGATCACTTATGGACAAAGATACACTCCATACCTGACTATGTAGGACTTGTAGGACATCTAATCTGGGACCAAGGTGAATTTACTCCCTATCTAGAGGAACAGTGTTTTATTATAAACACCAAAGCTGTTAAACATCTAGATTTTAATTCATATATCGAAACAGGTAAAAACTTCATAAGAAGCGAAGATGACTTACATGAAGGTCATGCTCCTTTATGGTTAGCATTAGGAGATCGTACAGAGATACGACATGGTAAGTTTGGAACCAAGCTGATGTCAGATATCTTAGAGAACGATTACTCTGTAGTAAATTTTGATCAGTCGTGGAGATATTCTGACACGATCAAATTACCTATTAGACAAAATCCCTTGATAGAACAGCTGCCTACTAGAGGATATCTCTATCCGTATATAAAAACAGTGGCTTTTTCAGAAGCTCTAAAGTCTCTCAAGAGCAGCGATTATCTAGATCCAGCACAGCAGATAGCACTATCTGTGATCAACGAAACTATGAAGTTTAATTATATCAACGCCCTCTATTGGGATGATATCGTCAAAGACTACGACTGCGACTTAGTCATAGCACCTGCTAATGGGCTTATGGCTGAAACTTTGGCCTACTACAATCATGCCAAGAAGATTGTGATATACGATATTAATCCAAACAACATAGAATTCAAAAAATTTCTATATGAAAATTTTGATGGGCATGACTATGAACAATTTTATAAAAAATATGCCAAAGAAAGAAATCTCAAGATAGAACCCAATCATACTGTAGCGATAACCGATGAAATAAAATACCATAACAGAGAAGTGTTAGCCAATTGGGATAAGATCAAGAAGATAGAAAAGACGTATATCAGTGGTGATCTATTTACGACATTGCCTTGGATACTTCCTCTTATAAGCAGCAAGACTATCATACACACTAGCACTATCTTAGGATACTATATCTTTTCCAATATACTACACGACCAAGAAGAGATAGATATGCGTGTAAGTGAACTATCAGCAGTTATAGAATCCACTGGAGCCGTTTGGTTAGGAGAAAGATGAAGTACGAATACTATTACAATCAGATGCCAGGGCAAGAACCTTGGCGCAACAATCTGATCTATACCAGCCTTATGAGCGAAGATGGTACTGTATTCGTACAATGGTACTATAATGATACTGCCTATCACCAAGGGCAGAATCAGGTAGTGGATCCCGAATTGATGGAAGAAAAATGGCAACGTGAGCTAAAGTATCTACAGCTGATGCGAGCTTCGCACAGTCATCTGGTGCCAGAAATACTAGACATCGATTACAAGTATAGAAAAATCTATCTGCGTGTCAATGGCAACGACTTTTGGCAGCGTAAGCTAGACGTTGGCAGTTTCGATGCTGTGTTGCCCAATTGGCGTGAACAGATGTTGGAAATCATAGACGCACACAAGAAGCTAAAATTACACAAATACAGCATGCATCCCAGCAGCTATTTCCTAGTCGACGGACAGTTGAAAAGCATCAACTACTTTTTTACCTATCACGACAGCGAACCTTATATCAGCATAGCCGACGTAGAAAGCCATATCTATTCTACGAGACAGGAACAGATGAAGAAAGTGTTAGCTGAAAGCACGATTAGCTGGAACGATCCGCAACCCTGGACCACTTTCGATTGGCTGTGTTGGAACAGCTTTAGATCAGAATATCCAGCAGATTTCGTAGAGGAAGCATTAAAACATGTTTAAACTCATACGCTGGAACCCCGATCTAGATCTTTCGGACTTTTACAGGCGAGCAGCAGCCAAAGGTTTTGAAAATAATTCCAATCAGCAGATCATGATCGATTCTTTGAGCAAAGAAGAACGATGGGCCGCATGGATTTTATATTATAATGATCTAGCTGCTGGTGCTGTAGCTGCGCATTCTTTTCCTGAGATGGGAGAAAATGCTTATAGGATCTGCGCCAGGACTTGTGTACTATCTGATGATCTGCCTTTACATCATTTGAGAACCAAATGGGGAATCATACGGCATCAAAACTACACCGCACAGTTTTTCATACCTGCCTGTATAGAATGGGCCGGTCGTGACAAAGATCTTTACATCACTAGCAATGAAAGCAAATCAGGTAGCCAAAGACTGGTACATGAAATTTTTTGTCCTTTATTAGCCAAAAGTGGTGTACTTTCCAAAACAAAGGATATATACTATAGAGGTCTTACACAAACTGCTTGGCGTCTCGATGTTGAGCTGTTTTTTAAGCAACTAGATCAATTTGGTAGATGGGTGTTGTAAAAATGCAACAATTTTACCAAAAATGAATCTAGGGGTTGACAACGAGACTAAATAAACTTATACTTGGACTAACTGTTAGAAATAACAGAAAGGAAACTGAAGCAAATGAAATCATCGACATTACATAGACAAATGATACAGAAAGCGCAATTGGGCGGCTTTAATGCCACCTATTGGCCCGTATGTTCAATTAGTCTCGCTAATGATCGTACACCAGAGCTACAGCCGGGGTCCACGAAGGATACGATGATGTAACACAAATTACACATCAAGAATTCAAAGGACCCCAGGATTAAAAACCCTGGGGTTTTTGTTTATAAGGAATGAAGAATGGAATGGAAATACGAAAACATCGATCATAGCAAGCTCAATGATCGTATCGTCGAGCAAGCATATCATGGAACGCTTCCATCTGTTTTAAACGAGGAAAGTGTTCAGCGTATGATCGCTGACAAGATTGAAAGAGCAAAACAGGAAAGAAACTGCTTAGTTAAGCTAGGTTACTTTACTGAGAACTAAAGTGTGTATAGGGAACGCGGCCCTGCTGGCACTATAAACATCGGCTATTAACGTGGGCGGCCTGGGGGATGAGAAGCCTGTGGCGGAAACGCAGGTGGTAAAAACCCAGTGTAGTTAAACACTCTCTCTTGCCTTTGAAACAGGCATGACAGCATAGCGGAGAGTGCTTAACTACCCACACCTACCCTTCTCCCCCTGACGGATAAAACGCATAGCGGCTGGAATAGGTGTGGTACATAATTTGGAGGCGTGTGCCGAGCAGCGAAGGCAGCGGTCTGTAAAACCGTGACATAGAAACAGCGTAGGTGCGAGTCCTACCGCCTCCACCATATTCACGCTAAATATTAGGCAAGGAGAATGCCTATGATAGCTACTAAATTTACTACGACTAACAATGATTCTAATTTTACAACCATCGACGAGTTCAGTGGGTGGTTAAGGGATCTTGTAGGAATAGAATATTTTAAAGAACTGACTTATATTAGGTCGGATGCGATCATAGACGGAATTGCTACTCCTGTAGGTAGTTATTATTGGGAAGCAGAAACAAAGAGTGCGATTTATATGGTCTTTCATCGAGATCTGCTTGACGCTAAATCCTTCCAATTAAATTACCTTTCTAATGATATAGCACGTTCTGTAGAGCAGGCCGTCAAAGAACACGGTTGGTCTATTAAGATGGAATCACTATCAGCAGATCCTGATCCGGAAGTTAGCAATTTCCAAATCATAGATCATCCTACAAACGTAGAAAACATACGCCCTAGCAGAAGAACAGAAATTAGCGGCCCTTAACTCAGCTGGACCAGAGTGCTTGTCTTCGAAACAAGAAGTCGGGAGTTCGAATCTCTCAGGGCCGGCCAATCATTATCGGACTGATGTAACGGCAGCATGACGGTCTCCAAAACCGTTCGTTGGGGTTCAAATCCCTAGTCCGGTGCCATTTACCACTTTAGCTCAACTGGATAAGAGCACAACCTTGCGAAGGTTGAGGTTAGGGGTTCGAGTCCCTTAAGTGGTGCCAAAGATGTCTGGATGTGAAGGTTTAACTGTAACATTTATGACTTTGCTGACAAATTTAAAATGTCGGCTCAACGTATCAAATATTTCGATGTTAAGTGCTTGACCTGCTCGGCTATAACTGTTACTGCCTATAGCACCATAGTAATCTATGTCAAGACCTTTGCGTCGACCATAGTCAGGAAATACACCACAAAGAAAGAGACATTCGTCTCCTAAGCTCTTAGCATCATGTGAGTTTTTTATCCTATGATAAGTTTCTATGAAACTATCTTCGGGCATCCAGTTTGGACGATCGATATGGCTGGCGAGCAACATGACTACATATTGCTCGACGAACAACGGCAGCTCATACCCGTAACTATCTTTAGTTTGGTTAATGAGCAGCTTGAATGCTGAAACGTATTCATCGCTCATAATAATATTTATTTCAGAGGTGTCTTTAGTGTAGTGGTAGCAAAGCTGACTGTGAATCAGCAGGCGAGGGTTCGATTCCCCAAGGCACCCCATTTTAAGGGATAGACGATAGTTTAGAGTCCCTGCCAGTCTAGGCACAGTGGGGTTGACTGTGTTGACACTATAGTATGACTGAAGCCGGTATGTTAAACTTGACTATTCGAGACAATCTAGCGAGTCCTCCCAGGAGGATAGTTAGGCGCCCGACCTTTTATCTCTGTGTAATGTCAATCTGGTAGACGGCCTGATCTGGAGTCAGGAGGCTGTAGGTTCGAATCCTACCATGGAGACCAATTTATGCTCTTTTAGTATAAAGGCTATTATTCCGGTTTTGTAGTCCGGCGATTGCGGTTCGAGTCCGTGAAAGAGCACCAATACGCTGCTTTAGCTGATGTGGTCATAGCAGGGGCCTGAAGAGCCTCGGAACTAGGTTCGATCCCTAGAGGCAGCACCAAGTTTAAGGATGTTAACAGCAAATTTTATACTCTAGACTTGTAATCTAACCAGTAAAAATACATCCTGTTTTTAAAGGAGAACATTGTGGCACATAAGCAACAAGGTAACCTAACTCGTAGTCCTCAATGGTGGAAACACCTTAAGGACTGGAAACGTGTTTGGCACAAACAAGAACGCCAAGCATACAAACAACTTATTAACAAAGGAGAATGACATGAAACGTTCAGGTAAACGTTAGTGTCAACCTTGATCCCGTATGGTCTTGGTTGGCACGTAAAACAATTTACATACGACCAACCACTCGTAGCGTTAACGGTAGCGCACTTGACTCTTAATCAATGAGGTGTCGGTTCGAATCCGACTGAGTGGACCATATGGGGGTATAACTTAGTGGTAAAGTAGTAGGCTTTTAACCTATTAATCAGGGTTCGATTCCCTGTGCCCCTACCATAAAGAATGACAATTAATGTAGATGTTGCGAAAGTACAGCCTCGAAAACTGTATGAGAGCGCAGAGCGATGCCCAGTTCGTGTGAGTGGGACTCAAGTAGCGACTAGTACTACGTACCTCTAACCTGTCGGCCGCTTCAAAGAAAATACAGGTAAAATGATTCCGGATGAGGGAGGCGGAATAATTAGTTGTCATCCTTTATGGTAACGTAGCATAGTGGCTAATGCAGCACCTTCATACGGTGTTTATCGTGAGTTCGAGTCTCACCGTTACTACCAATATAAATATTCTCATGATATCATTTGAATATATTAACGAATGGCGACTTGTTATGAAGTTGTCTATCGCTTGGCCGTTCGATCAACACGAAGTATACTCTGCTTTAGAAAACGAAGACTATTATGGAGATGGTGATAGAGTTTATTGTCCTACTCCTAAAAGTAGTATGCTTCAACAGATACTTGATATAGTTAAAGAAGAAAGTCAGACATTGTTAAAAAACATAAACACTCGTCAAGAATTTAAAGACAAGTGGTGTTTAGATTATAATGAACAGTTACTTAATAATACTAAACTGACTTGTATGTTTGTTTGTGACAAACCTGGATTTAGTTTAGATAGTCATATCGATTCAAGATTACAAGTTTGTACGGGCATGTTTTTCTTTAATAATTTTGATGATATTAAGCAATCAACAACTTTCTATACTACACATCAGGGAGAAAATCCTATACGATTAAGCAGTAAGTATGGTACAGGTTGGTATGCTGCAAACGATCAAGACAATTGGCATAGCGGAGGAAATTTCACTGATAGAAATCGCTATGCAATAATTCTAATACACAAACTAGATTTGAAATAATCTATGGTGCTCTTAGTGTAGTGGCCTGCACATCATGTTGTGACCTTGAGAGTATGAGTTCGATCCTCATAGAGCACCCCAAAGAACAGACCCCCGCTTTGCCAGGTTGTGCGGTGAACAATCTGGCATTTCAGATATATAATATGTTGTCTAAAGTAAAAGGGCTCGTGGCGATATAGTTGTTCCGTAGGACGATAGCTGGCTCCGGAAGGGCTAACTTGAAGGGTTTATAAAACTCACAACTAGTGGAAAATGACGGATAGTGGTTACAGCATGAGGCCGTTGACTGCTAAGTCGCTCCATGTTAGGCGAGACAAATAAAGTGGTG